ACATTCTGTAATTGGCGGTTATAATTTTTAACCCCGCCAAAGCCTGCACGTTCACGAGCGCCAAAAGATACTACACTAGCAGGTTGCTCACCTGCAAATACGTGTTTAGTACCATTAATAGTAATGCCTTCAACACCAACGGCGCTATCTGTAACGCTGTTAGTACCGATAGCTACTGCATTAGATTTATCAGCAATAATATTGTTACCTAAGCCAACTGCGTCAATAGCAGTTGTTTCTGTGTGTGTTCCAATAGCCATAGAGCCTTGCCCTGCGGTCTTGGAATTCGCCCCGATAATTGTCTGTTCTTGGGAAGTGTCTACACTATTGTTATAACCAATAATTGTAGATTGCCCGCCTGATACAGTATGATTGCCCCCGCCAATAACTACAGTATCATCAGCAGTAATCACATTGTCGCGACCTAAAGCAATAGAGTTGCTTGCAGTAACAGAAGTATTTACCCCGCCTGCAAAACTGTTATAGCCTGTTACTACAGGTGCTACAGTATTAGGTTCAACGGGACCAGATACAATACTTTCTGCACTTACAAAGGAAGTAGCAGTTACCAAAGAAAGTGTTACATAAGCTAGTAATTGTTTTTTCATAGTTCAAAATCTCCTTACATGAATAACTATTAAATTAACTAGAAATAATTTATCATAAACCGCTATTTTTAGCAATTTATTCAACATAATCTAAACTAATGTCAGCGTCACCTAAATTAGCTTCGCTATAATCTGCTATCGCCAATTTTTTAGCTTCTTCATACGTTACGTTTTCATATTCAAAAGTTAGAGTACCTGTAAACACAACTGTTACAGATACAGAAGGTAGCACTTTACTACCCTCTTTTTGTTCTTGTAATAATTCTTCTCTTAATTCTTCATCTGTCATTTTATAGACCCGCTTTTTTCAAATCTAACAATAGAGGTTCTTTTGGTTTAACTTTGTGACTAGAGAAATCACATGATGTTTCTGTACAGTTTTTACAAACACCTAGAATATCTAAATTAAATACTTCAGGGAACACCTTATGTAACTCTTTATAAATATCAATCGCCAAATTCATATGTTCAAAGCTTGCGCGCTTGCATAATCGTTTAGGAAGATATTCAAACCATGCACGATAATTCGCAGTAACAGTTAAATTAGTCATAACACCTAAAGGCAACACATAAGATAAATACTCTAAAGGAATACCTACATACGATTCATCTGTGATTACTTTTGACGCGGTTTTTAGTTGATTTTCTACATCACTTAAAAAGCGTTGCCATGTATCATTAGTAATATACGTTGGTTTTTGCCAATCAGAGTAAACACCATTAATAGTTAAATCTACCCCGCGACTACTTTCTACAGTAGGCTTCAAAAAAATGTGGCGGGTAAATTGACCCAAACACTTAACACTCATAGTTAAATCTAAGGTGGCGAAGCCGTGGTCTAAAATAGAGTGGTGACCTGCTTTAACAGATTTAACAACACTCTTCATACTACAATTTGAATGGTAACAATTACTCATAGCATGAGCAATTAATTGTGGACTTGAATTCCCGATTAATTCTGCTTTCTGTTTCATTTTTAACCTACTACATATACATTTAAGTATTTTCTGCCAAAGTTGATAGCTTCATCATAGCTATCTACAAAAATATCAATGACCCCATTATAAGCCATTCTATCTTTCACTACATAATTACTCCCGTTGATATTAAGTACAGTACCCAACGGGAAGTCATTACTAGCTACTGCCCCGACATGAGGATATTCCCCATTTGCCATGACAGAGCCTGTATGAGTGTAGGCAGTCACTTCATAAGTTTCTGCATAACTCATGGAGTAACTACCTAACAACAACATTAACATAATTAAAAATTTCTTCATATAATCTCCTTACTATTATTACAAGAACATTACTATTATAACATATTAAAGAGATTTACTTATGAACCTTAAATTAATGCTTTATCAATGTAGGTAATCAACTGTTTAAATTTATCGTGTGTTTCATCTTTACATACATAAGCTATTTCGGCGCAAAAATCTACTAACCCACCATCTTGAATATCAACTATAGTGCATAGTACCTCTTTACTAAAAGCGTCAAAGAATTCTTCTGAGAAAGTTTCACCTTCTTCTAAGAAATCATCTAGGTACACGCGAAGACCAGTATTGTCTTCAAGTATTTCTACTTTGTCTACAAAATCTTCACTTACAAATACTGCTAATCTTTGAACACCTAAAATAAATACATCTTTCCCGCTTATTTTTAATGTAAATTCATCATGCTTAAAATCACTATATCTTAAAGTAGTTCCTGTGACTTCTGATACATATTCATAGCTAGTTATTGGTTTACTTTCTGCTTCTTTTGCTTCTTTCAGGTAAATCTTATCAATACATACTAACCCATTAACAATATCATACTCTACGCTGATATTTTCATCTTCTAATAACTTTCTATTTTCACTCATATAGCTTTGCTCCTACTACTTCAATACCTACAATAATACTTTCATTGTCTGAACTATATTCGTCTAAATATTCTGTATTTAATACTTTACCTGTTTCGTCAATAAACTCCACAACTAAAATATCGCCTTCTAACCTCATTTTAAGGTCTTTACTTGTTTCATTAATCTTTTCAATATCATCTTTATCTAAAGAATCTAAAATATCTGTATCAAATAAAATCGCTCCCTTACATTCGCTAATCACATCAATAGTAAAACTACCTCTATATCCTTTATTTTGTAAGGTATATTTAATAGTGCTAACAACTGTTTCATAGTCATCTACTGTTGGATAGTAAAACATTTTAAACCCCTCTTCTTTTTAAAGATAACATAGCTTGATTACCTAGCCACAAAAAATTAGTAAATCTAGTTCTATCATACTCAATATTAGAAATACTATCTGTAATGTAGTTTTGTAGTGTTTCAAAAGTTACATACCTTACTTCTTCTTCTATGAATCTACCCGTGATATTATTAAAGAATTCTTTATCTAAATCTCCTTGATAGGAATCTCTAACTAATACTTTTAAAATTCCATTACTTTCATATACAGTTATTAATTCAATATAATCACTACAGTTGAATAATAGAACTGCTACATCATACAAATTTAACCCTGAATTATAACATTGTACTACAAATCCTCTAAGACCTACTTGGTAGGAGCCTAAATCTCTTACTTTAAATATTAAACTTCTAACCCCTAATCTGCCCTCAAATTTTTTCATTTCAAAATTTACTTCTTCTGACATTTTCTGTTTCTCAGCTTTCTAGGTATAAAACCATATCAACTACATCATTAAAATTCTGCTCTTCTAATGTATCAAGAATTGTTTCATCTTCTTCGATTGCCCGCAATAATCTTCCATAGTAACCCTGACTTTTTGCTAGGTCTTTGATAGCTTCTAAAATCTCTTCTCTAGTCAATTTTATTCAACTCCTTAATATAATTCATATCTACACAATAAGCACATTCACCCTCTTTAGGGTTTTCTTCAAATACAGGAATTGCAAGATAGGATAAAGCTTTTCTTAACTTGCAGTCCTGAATTTTTTGTTTATCAAAATTACAGTCAATGCAGTTATTCATAGCTACATCACAAATATCATATAAAGCGTCTTCATTGTGTCTTTCCACATTTTTCTTGAAGGGTTTATTTTGTATTATTTCTACTTCATAATGATTGACTGCTTTTAATAAACTTGCTTGCTGACCCCTATCAACCCCGCGAATTACTTCATTGAATACTTTTTCTAAATTAGTTTTAGAAGATTTAACCCTTTTAGATAATTCAGGCGGAAGATGAAGAGAAGTAATCATATCATCTAAGGTTTCAATAAGTAACCCTAGCTTCAGGACATTCATTCTATTTCTTTGGTTAAAATATTTAATCACATTTTCAACTCACTTTCTTTACTATCTTTAGTATGTCTTAATGTGTGTACATTGTATCATAAACCCAAATTTTACGCAAATTAAAAGAGGTAGCTATAAAACTACCTCTTTAAAAGATAATCAATTTTTTTGTTTATCTTCTTCTTTATTGTCTACAACTTCTACAGTCACTACTTCTTCTTTCGGCTCTTCTTTTTTATTCAAATCACCCATAAATAGCTTTTCAAGTATAGACCCTTGTTGCGGGTTTTTATGTTCTAAAGTATTTTCAACAGTACCATTAGCGTGTACAACTCTAGTTTGTTTTACTACTTCGCTATTGGAAGCTTCATACATAGATTTTAACATACCCATATAGCGTATGTTTGTATCCATCAATTTATCTACTGTGCCCTCTAACCCGCCATTTAATTTTTCGGTAATCATAGCGAATTGCATACGCTCCATATTGTAATCAACAATACTCTGCATACCTGTCACTAAATCTTGCATGTTACGGGTATCAAATTTCTTGAAGATTTTACTATAAGCACATACATGACCTGCTTTATACTCAGGGCAAGTAGCACTATTAAAGCATACATCACAGGATAATTTAGGGAATTTTTCGGAGTAAATTTGTTTAGGTTTTCTTACTGCAACTTGACCTTTAACAAATCTGCCTTTTTTATCGAAGGTAGGTTTTACACCTGTTTCTTCATAAATCTCATTCTCTAAGGCTATTAAATCTGTAGGAACTTCCTCATCTGCGTCACTAGGACTAGGCAATAACCCCGCAATTTTTTCTTTCACTACATCATCAGGTAAATCGACAAATTCAAATTCGTCTTCCTCTTCTAAGTAGTTATCACGTTCTTTAGTTTCGCGGTCAAAGTTAGTGCCGTAGTGTAATAAGCGTGTATCTCTACCTTCAAAGCAGTTAGTAAAGAATAATTGTAAATCTTCAATCTCTTCTTCTTCACTACTTGTAATAGTACCTATAAACTGTTCATGTAACGCATGAATAGTCATGCAGTTATTAGCAAGGTATTCAGCTTTTAAATCTTCCCATTCAGGTAAATGCCAACTTAAAAAGACTGTCATAGTCTTTATGATATACCTTAATTCATCTTGTGGAATGTCAGGGTTTACATTGTAATTGATAGCATAATCTTTTACTTCCCCGATATTTTCACTCAAAATGTTCTCTACGAATTCTACACTAGGGAACATTTCCTTGTCTACTTCATCAATTCGTTGCATTACCGCTTTTGGTTTTTGCCAATACATTCGTTTCTTTAATCGTTCTTGAATGTATTTTTCACCTCTACGGAAGGAATAAAGAGATAATTTGATAGTTTCATCGAAATCTACTTCGCGCAATTTTTCAATATCAAAATCATACTCTTTAAAGGTTCTAACTCTAGGAACTACCTCTTCATCAAATTGGTGTTTTTTATAGCGTGCTACAATTTGCCCGTTCCATACAGAATATTCTCCATATTTAACCCCTGCAAGCCATGTTGTAGAGTCAACTGTATAGAAAGGTAATCTAGGTAAAATTGCAGTACGTGTCATACCCATGCCGTGTACTACTGTTCCATACCTCTCCGCCACTTTTAATTTTTCGGCAAGAAAAGATTCTGCACTTTGTAGATTATCTGATACTGCTGAAATACCTACATAAGGGTATCTCTTACAGTACTGCTCCCATGTCAATTTAGTCGCTTCGCCATGCCAAATAAAGCATACAGGAATACCAGTTTCAGCCATGAATGGTTCAAAATATTTTCTATTCCATTCTTGTACAATATCTGCCCCGACTAAATATTCTAAGTCTAAGTTAGCAATCGCGAAAATATGGTCTGCGTGTTCACGCGCCCATGTTAAGTATTTGTCTATATGTCTTTCCCATTGTTCGATAGTAAATGATTTATACTTATCATCTTGAATATACGTAAAAGCACCTGAATCTACAAATACTTTACATTCAGCATTAATGATATGATTAATCTTTTTAACATACTCAAACGATACGAGGAAGTTACGAATACCCATACTGTAACACATATTAAAGAAGCGTTCAGATTCTACCCCTGAATATAACATACTGAATGGTCGCTTAAAGTCCATTAACTGTTCTAACTCTAAACGAATATTTCTTCTGCCCCGTTTTTTCTCAGGTTTTGTTTCTTCTGTTTTTTCTTCTTGCAACTCTTCTGAAAGTTGTTTCGCTTTTGATACTACTGCTTTTTTCTTCTTAAATAGTGCCATTATTTACTACCCCGATTTTCATACGATTTACATATTCTGTTTTAGTGTTACATGGAACTTCAACACCTCTACAACGAACACAAGTATGTTCAGCTTCAACCTCAACTTTTACATATTCAGGTTCAGTATATTTGAAAACTAAATCAGCAATTTCTTTAGTCAATCTTTCTTGTAATTGTGGTTTTTTCGCCACGAATTTTACAATTCTAGCGAATTTAGATAAACCTAGTACTTTATGTCTAGGCTTATAAGTTATTTTCACTTCTCCAAAAAACGGAAGCCAATGATGTTCACAAACCGAGGAGAAAGGAACTGTAACAGTTACTTCAGAACTTGCCCCTTCGGAACTAAACACTTTTATATTTTCAGGTTCTTCTTGATGTAAAGAACCAAATAATTCGTTTACATACATTTTAGCAACTCTTTTAGGAGTTTCAAAATTCCCATCAGTTTTTTCAATACCTAAAATGTTCATAATTTCTTCTAGGTTCTTCTCTATTTGTTTAATCTTTTCTTCGTTCGTTAGCATAATTACTACCTCAAAATCTACATTTAGAATTAAATTATACTGTCATTATACCTTAAAAATAAGCAAAAAGAAAAGGTAGTGCATACACACTACCTTATTTCTTAAATTTTGCCTGTAAATTGTGGAATATTTAAAGAAGGTCTTTTAGCGGATTCTTTATGATAATCACGAACTACAGATACATTCAATTTCTTACCGCCTTTTGTCATAGGAACTTGGCGGGAAGGTTGAGCCTGTTTTACATCAGTCATTCTGTCTGTAATTGGGGTAGATACTTTCAATGGAGTACCTTCAGACTTATTTATATTTTTAATAATAGGTTCTTTGATTGGGAACATAATTATTTCCTTCCATTTGTAAAAGACCCTCTTACAAACATAAGAGGGTCATTACTACTAAATCTTATCGTCCACGAAGGGCATTACCTGCTGCACTAAGTCTTTGGATAAAGTTAGAGAAACCTTGTCGGCTAGCACGTCTAGCACTAAGGTTTAAAGGTCTTACACGTTCAGCACGAACTTTTACAGTTGTATTAGCTGTTCTTGTTGTACCTACTTTGAAGCCCCTTCCAGAAGATTTATTTGTTGCGAATACTTCCATCACAATCTCCTTATTAACCTCGGCGAAGTGGGTTACCACTTGCACTACGATTACCTAAAAGTTGTCCAATAGTTTTATTACCTAGAGGACCATTTCTACCTGCGTTGCCAAACAATCTTTGACGATATGCATCGGCTCTAGTTGTTTCTGGGTACTTAGCGGAAGAACCACTAGCTTTATTAGTAGCAAATACTTTCATAGTTTTGGGACTCTCCTTTCTTGAAAGTCAGTACGAAGAGGACTTCTGTGACCTATAGGAATTTATTCCCCGTAGCTGAACTATAACTATTAGGGAACTATACAGAAAGTTTGTTTTGTACTGCACTTTAAGGATAACCTAAAACTATGTAAATGTAAATGTATACTACTATACGCTTTTATAGGTGTCTTTAGTTACACTTAAATAAGTAGACCATACATTCTCCGCCGTTTTTTCAAAAGCAATAGGGAATGGGAAGTTATATAGTATCATATCACTAAATAACTTTCTCATCTTTTCACTTTTTAAGTCTTTATCAATTTTATCATAAGTAAATACTACTTGTACCCGAATTTTATGTTTAAGTACTTCTTCATTGATATTAAGGAGAATATCCTCTACACTATGTCTATTTCTTTTAGTAATTAAAAAGTCATGTTCATAGTATAGGATTAAATCTTCAAGGTTATAATGCTCCGCTTTTTCTATTTCTTCAACGGCTCTATCATAACCTGTAAAATTACTAAAATATTTAATCATGCAAGCAGTACTTAATGTGTCTAATAGGCTATCACTATCATTCCGTTTTAATTCAAAAGGTAAATGAACCTCATCAAATAATAGTATATCTTCTTCATGCCGTTTAACCCATTGTAAATCATATACATGAATACTAATAATAACTTCTACATTATAAGGGAATTTTCGCGCCAATTTTTTAAATCGAACTGCTTCATCAAAATTAGTGCGACTACAACGAATGAAAACCTTATTAAGAGGTTGAGTATTCAATTCATAGGATTCTTTGACTACCTCAAATAAATCATCTGAGAAAATAAAATTATCGGTTAGGGAATTTACATTTACAGAAATTTGATTATTGATATAAGTACCTAATAATAATCTAGCTACATCACTTGAAGATTCACAATCTCCACAATCTCCGCACGGAATTTTCCCGTCAATTACATAATCACAACTAGACCATTCATTAGGGAGAATGTCATATTTTCTTGCAAAACCAATTAAATCTACTTTGCAGGTATTACAGAAAGGAGCAGAAATAGTAATGGGTAACCCTGTACTTTCTTGAATAGCTTTTGTTTCAATATTAAAGTATTTAGGTGTGCAGTCATTATAATCTCTACTACCTTCCCCACCGATTGCTCCAACAAAAATAGTATCACATTTCTTAGCTTCAGCAACAGATGAAGCGAAGGCAAGGAATACCTTATTTCTTGATTCTAAATATTGATGTTGGGTATCTTCAAAATACTCATCATAAAACCCGCCATTAGTCCATGTAAATTTTGGTATATTAATCTCTATGAATTCATAACCTACTCTTTTACAATGTTCTTCCGCCCATTTTTTCTCAACAGGATATGACTTTTGATGATAATTGAAAAATAGACAATACCCTTTTTCATACTCTAATTCATTTTTTACATAGTGAGTGAGTACTACACTATCAAAACCGCCACTACATAAAATGACTGCTTTCTTCATTTTATTTCACCCCGACTATTTTGTGCATTTGAATTTGTAATCTAGCGTCAAATTTATCGGGAATTTTTAAAAGCCATTCAGGGAGTAGTTCCGAAGTCTTACAGATTTTATTATCAGAATAAAACATAGGACTAAATAAATAAGTTAAATCCCCTCTATTAGCTTCATTTATAATGCTTAAAGCATAATCAAAATCTTCTTTCCCGCCAATTACACATTTTACTTCATCACCCATTTGTAGATTTTTCATATTATCTAAAGTGATTTTTCTAAGGTCTTTAATTCTAACCCCGCTAGAAGGACATTTTATATCCATAATGAACTTATAAGTGTTATACCATGAACGACCATTATTTGGAAGTTTACTTACCCCGTTTGTTTCAATGCAAACAGTTTTAAAAAATGTACTTATTAATACTTCAGCTAGATTAATTGTTTCTTTTTGCGCTAGAGGTTCTCCACCCGTAATGCAGATAGTTTTAAATGTTTTACCTTTAGTAACTCTTTGGATAGCGTGAATAATATCAGGTATACTCATTTCCCGCGCGTTTTCTTCCTGTTGTGGTTGGTCGCAATAAATACAATTCAAAGGACAACCATACAATCTAACAAATACAGTAGGCAAGCCTGCTAATGTAGACTCGCCCTGAATTGATAGAAAAATCTCATCAACTTTTAACATACGTTTATAATCTCCTTTTATATTTTAATCGGGAATGTATTCAGCGTATGTATCTCGTGTTTCCCATACGCGAACTCTTGATACAAATGTTTCTTTATAAATACCTTTCTCCGCCTTAATTTTATTCAATTCACGTTCGGTAATTGTAAAGATATGATATGCCATAGATTCAGCAGTTGGGTATTCATCTAAACCTTCAACATACGTTGAATCTCTATGGTCGTATAAATCTTCAATATGTTCTTTATAAATGTCTTTAATATCGCCAAAGTCCATAAGCATATTAGGGTAGTTAGCTTCACCTAAAAAGGGGGAACTAAATTCTAACTCAATCATATAATTATGCCCGTGAAGTCTTTTACATTTACCTTTATGGTCTTTCAATGTATGTGCAAATGACGCTTCAAATTGTCGCATTACTTTAAACATTGTGCTACCTCTATTTCATAATTTTTAAGCTAATAACTGTTCTTTCTTCGCCGTTTTCTTTTACAGAAATGAAACCTGGAAGAAGATATGTATCTAAGCCATGAGTAGATAAAACACCCCTAGCTTTAATAAATGCTTTTGTTGCTTGGTTTAATGCCCCTGCACCCATAGCGCGTAATTCAACTTCATTGCCTTCTTCGATACTGCTTACGATACAACCACTCAACGTAGATACAGAGGAAGAGGAAGATACTTTTATTACTTGTTCCGTTTTTTTCATCAATTTTTACTCCATTAATAATGCTACAATATGTTTTCTATTAATGAACCCATAATATCGACTATCATAACTCATAGAAGGGTTATCACCAACAAAGTAGCATAAATCATCTTTAATCATTTTTAAGCGTTTAATAACTAACTTGCCTGTTGGGTCACGATATACATAGATTCTTCCGATTTTTGGAGTATCAAACTTATTAAAAAATCGGCGGGAATGTTTTTTCTCCCCGTCTAATAATGTAGGGTACATACTATTACCTACAATATCTAAATTAGGGAATAAATAATATTTTGTTACGATTGCTAAAATAATTAAAACCAATACTACAACAAAAACAATTAAACATTCTAAAGGAATTTGTAAATTAATCATTTTACTAACCTATCTCCTGCCAATTCTAAGAAGTCTGTCACGCTTAAAGTAATCATTCGTTTAGGTTGTTTTCCGTCAATGTGCATTAGATACACAATAGTTGGTACTTTACCTTTAGGACAATCAGAAGTAGCTTGCTCCCACCATTTTTTAATCTGAATTGTTTGGGTATTCTTACATTCAATATGTAAAACAAAATCAGCGTTTGAATCAGCAGGAACTATATCACCTCTAAAGCCTTCTGCGGTTTGTTTATTTTTTGCAAAACCACCACTCTGAGGTGTTCTAACAAATTCTAAGCCTGTAACTTCTTGTAATTGTTTAGCTACTCTACGCTCAAAATCTGCACCTTTGTTGCGGTTTCTTCTCCCGCGAACTGAAGCACTTACTTTAGGCTTTTCTTCTTGTTTCTTTTTTAATTTCATGATAACTCCTTCTACATGATACCATATCTATTGCAAGAAAAGGTACTAGCTATCTAGTACCTGCGTTCTTGCGTACATTAACACTTCTATTTTCATTTTCAAAGTCGCTATTTCTTCTAGTCACTTCTCGACTTAATAAAAAGATAGCGTCTTCGATATTGGCAATACTTTTAGATACCATATTTAGCTGATTTACTTTATCGTTCAAAAATTCATGTGCTTTTTTAACTTCAGGGTCTTGATTGATTAACCTTTCTTTCGCCTTTTCACTCATCTTACTTTTACTGTATTCTTCATACATTAAAGCACTAGCGTTATAGTACCTTCTTTCAGCGCTTTCTATTACTAATTCTAATCTACCCATTACTGTGCGCTGAAAAATTTTCTGTTGAGTGAAAGCATTAAGCATTTCACCTAAATCTCTTGTAGTAATATCTGTTAAATTTTTAGGTAACACTAAATAATCTCTATCTATATTTAGGTTATCTGTGTCCATAAGTAAAACTCCTTGCGCTTTTAATTCATCTTCAATTCTTGCGAAATATGGAATCTCTTCGGCTTTCTTTTTTACTTTAATAGTTTTACTCATTGTACACCTCTAAATAAAAATAAATGCTAGTACTGCTAATACAGTAGAGATACCAAAGCATACATAGTAGAACTCTCTCATACGTTGTAATACTTTATCTTCACTATCACCGATTTTTCTAAATTTAGGAATATTTTCGGTAGAGAAAGAGTAGTCATAAGCAGATACTACAAAAATTAACCAAACTGCTATAATTGCTATTAATTTAATCATAGTTATATCACCCAACATTCATCTTTATAATTACAAAATCTACAAATGGAATCAGATTTTCTAGTAGCTTCTCTTGGTGGAACTGTTCCCGTTTCTACACAGTCATTTACAAAAGAACAACCTTCTAAAATCTCCGCGATTTTTTCTTGATTTTCAGGAGTTGTACTATCAACCACAAACTCTTTTAAATCTTGTGTATTCTTATTTTCATATAAAAAGACAACCTTTGTAATTGGCTTTTCACATGGATAAATTAAATCATCTAATCGTAAATGCAACCCAACTTGGAACGCGATTTTTTCTTCTTTAGTATGCTTACTACCACCCTTTAAATGTTGGTAGTATTCAGCATATTCTTTGGCGCGTTTATTTCTACTTAACTTGAATAGTAATTTGTTTTTATATTTACTTTGTAAATACTTTCTGTGAGTTTCAATGCAATATACATACACTAAACCCTGTAAAGTATGTTCAGGCTTTTCTCCCGTCTTTAAACCACTATACTGATTATCGTTGATACTTTTCAATTCAAGGATAGCGAATTCGTCACCTAAATCTAAAATGCCGTCTGTATGCCCTTGAATATTATACTCTTCACTCAATACAGGAACTTCATCAAGTAATAGAATACCTGAATCTAACATATATTTCTGTGTTCGTTCATGGAAGTACGTTCCATTATCAAAGATTCTTTGGGTTCTAGCACTATAGGAAGTCTTTGTGCCTTCCCCTGTTCTAGCATAATATCTAGCGCGTTTACATACTGCAATTTGGGAAGGTGCATTTACATTAAATGCTCTGTCATTATCCTCTTTTTGTAATGTTAAAAGGTAATTATCTAATCTTGCTATAATACCTTTCTTCTTCATATTCTCTTTTAAAAATTCTAATGCCATTCTACTAAGCCTTTCAATACCTCGAAAATTTCTTTTGGTATGACTACGATAAAGGTATCATCTTCAAATATTATTTCTTGAATGTTACCCGTTTCATATTTTAAGCGAATAGATTTTTTGGCGGGAATTTTTTCTTCAAACCCTTCTATGTGTTCTTTAAAGAAGAATTCAAAATCATTCCCATTCATAACAATTACACTTTGTTTTTCTATGCAATCATCATTAAAATCTATATACATTAAGGGTGTTCTACACACCTTTAATGCTTCTTTTTGTACTTTCTTCCATGTAGCTAAACTTAACGGGTAAAAATTTTTCGCGGTAGTTTTGCACTCTATTAAAAAGGTATCACTTTTTACATCGGCTTTATCTAGTAACGCTCCACTACCTATTACTGTTCTCCCTTCTAATTCTTTCGCCACGCGTTTTTCTTGCTTTATACTTTTATACTTTGTTGTACCTTTTCTAGCCATTGTAAATCTCATTCATTACATCAATAGAATCTAAGAAAATTTGTTCATACCCCTCTTTAATGTCTACATTGATAGCGTCAGGTTGCCACCACATACAGTACTCATCGCCGTTTTCTTGTGTACACATATCAGAAGGAAGTACATTATTACAAGTACAAGCTTCGTACCAACTCCCGTCTTTTTCTATAACGGGTTTAAAGTAGTCGCAAGATTCACAAGATTTTACATAAGACCCATATCTTGATTTTTCTAGGCTTTTTAATCTTGTGTAAACAGGAAGCCACCCTTTTTCAAATACTTCACACATTAAATAACGCTCCTTATATCATATCTACAAAAAGTAAAAATCTCAACAGTATAACCCTTAGAGCGGTGAACAGGCATTTTTAAAGAAGCTTCAAAGAATGGATAATGTTTATCATTGAACTTCGCAATTCTTTCTAATAAGCCTTTAGGTGTTTTACTTTTCTTACTTGGAACTTTTAAAGGTGATTCTCTTAACTCACTATATAAAGCTTCTACTAAGTCTTTATCTAATACCTTCTCTACACGCACTTTCATTATTTAGTCTTCTCCTCTACCAATAATACTTCTTCCCGCAATTTTTGTATAAGGTCTTCACGTTTTCGTAATTCATTAGTGAATTTGTCTAAGCCTTGAATTTTTTCTAAATCATGGTAGCTATACCACCCGCCACTTTTTGAGATAACTCCTGATACAACTCCAACTAACACCATATCTTTAAATACATCATAATTTAAAGCGGGTACTCCTGCGGAATTATTTTCATCAAAGTAGAAATCAACTTCGCCACTACGATAAGGAATACCTAATTTATTCTTATCAATCTTGTACTTTGTAATCTGCCCTACTATGTTATCTTTTTCTTTTATCCAATCGCCTTTTCTTAAACGTAATCTAACTGAATAAGCAAACTCTTTCGCCCTGCCACCAGGTGTATAGTCTGGGTCACCATATGCCCCGATTTTACTTCTAAGTTGGTTGATAACAATTAACGTGAAAGGCTTCTTACCTTCTCTGACTAATTTATTGTTAGCCATTTGATACTTAATAAAGTATTCTGCTAACTCTTGTTGAGGTGTACCCATTCTTCTACTCTCGCCAATTTCAGCGTCAAGAATTGTTTGAGTAGCTAAACTAGAAGCTATACTATCAAACATACAAACTTGTATCTCACCGCTTTTTTGCCACATTTCAGCAATCGCCAGAGCTTCTTCTAAACTAGCAGGATTACTGATTAATAAATTGCTAGAATCAATTCCGCAAGCGTTCATATAATCAATATCATCAGAAGTACCTTCTACATCAATCAAGCCACACATAAGACCTTTCTTTTGTGCTTCAGCCATAATGTGTAGTGCTAGTGTACTTTTGCCTGTATGATTTTCCCCGCTAATTTCTGTAACGCGCCCAACAGGAATTCCCCCGTTTAAATCTGCGTCAAGTTGAAGAATACCTGTAGAGATAAATTCTCTTCTTTGTTGGTTCTCTGCTATACCTACTCTGACTGCATTTGCCCCGAATTTTTTATTCATGCTTTCAATTAATTTTTGCATTTCAGGAGATACGGAAGGAGTTGTATTAACCCCAACCCCTTTTTTAACTTTAGCCATTAATCAATATCCCTTTCACTTGTTACGTATGTTTCATCAATATCACTATCTTCTATACAAGCTTCATTATAAAAATTTTCTTCCGCCCATTCTACGGCTTCATCTTCAGTTTCAGCTTCTACAGTAATATTTACAAGACCGCTAAATAATATTTGTACATTAAATTCTTTCATTTTATCACCTATTTTGCTTCATTGTAAGAGGGTCCTGAATCAGCGTCAGATTTTAATTCTACTTTCAAAGATACATTTTCCCCGAAAGGTTTTGCCATAATAGCTTTAATTCTTTCTTCAGCTTCTTCTACATACTCTTCAGGACATTCATACACAACTTCCATAACGTACATTTTTAATAATGCACTCGACTATATCATATAGCCACTCTCTATCTCCCCGCTTCCATTTAAGGGCTGTAAATTCCCACTACATATTTCAATGTAGCCGTACTCTACTCAGTTCATTTATGAAATAGGCTATTGAGTGGTATCCTATCTCTGCTTTTCGATAGTCTGTGAGGGTTGACCTACTTTATACAAAAAACTATAAATTTCTTTACTTCTAATAAATTCTTCTAAATCTTTTTTGAATTCATTCATTACAACTACAGGAATATAAATATAAGGATATACTCTTCCGTCTTTCTTCTTATCTAATCTTTTAGTGCATTTCTTATCAGGATAAAGTTCATATATTTTATTTATTAAAGCTTCTACTTCTTCATCACTAAAAGAATTGCAGTATATATGACCGAAATGTTTTCTTTGGTGAAAACTCCCATCATCAATAAAAAGATAACAAAGACCTTCAACATTCAAATTGGATATAACTTCTACAATAGACATTTCATAAACTTCTTTTATTCTTTCATCTATTCTTGAAGTAAAAGCATAACCTGAACTATCTTTTTTATATCCCGATTTTTGAATTCTTAAATTAGAAGTCTTAATTCCATTACTGTCTAAATTTGACTTCATAAGAGTTATGTAATCTAAATGGAATGATACAAACTGAATGTAACAACTTCCACTTTTATGCTTTACATAACAGCCGTCACCCAATTTAGAACTTAATAGGAATTGTAGATAATTTTTAGTTTTCATAAATAAGTCACTCCCTGCTGATTGACTACACATATAGAATAATGATTTATACTATTATTATATCATTATTGTACATGACACACAAAATATTTTTAGAACATTTACGCTTAACCTTTCGATTTTCGCTTTAGTTATCTTGTGTTTTCGCTTTCCAGCATATCGAGGAGTTTATACACGACAAAGATTTTTATATCTTGAAACCTACCAGTTTATCGTGGACTTGAACAAGCATATAACAACGATGTTCTTCAAACCACGGGTCATTTTCTAATCGTACTTGTGCAGATGATACAATATCTGAAGCAGTACCTTGTACTCGTGCGTTTGTTGCTAAACGTTCACAATAGGAGCGAATTTTATTATCACTACTATTAATACCTTCTAAGCGTCTTTTCCTCTTTATAATGGTATAAACAAAGCCATGTTTTCGCGCGAATTTTTTATTTTCACGTATCATTTGTGCTACACCTTTATAACTATCGAAGTATTTATCAATATATACTTGCGCTACATCAACCCCGTTTTTTACACCGAATTTTTTGTATTTTGCTAAATGCTCTTTATCGCCTAAATCAATAGGAGCGCTTCTATCATATTTCAGAGAATCATACAAAGCACTAGCACTTCCACCATATATTAACCTAATCGTGTTTACATTTCTGTAACATCATTTAATGTACGATTTAGAGTACACCTTATATTGACTGCCAATTTCTTATAATGACTTGTAGTCCCATTAGCACTTCTTTCAATTTGTCTTAGAAATCTATAAAACTTTCTACTTAAAACTTTTACTTCTAAAGTATTGTTGTATATGTACATTAGAAATTCATAATAGCTTATACCCATAAAGTCAATTCTAAGTAGTTTATAATTACTGATAACCATTATATTGATATGTGATAAATCAATTTTATTTGAAAGTCTGTTTTTCAATGATTTCCAAGATTTTTCAGTTATTAAGAATGAACAGGATAAACTATCTTTTGAGATACTCCCGTCACCTTCAAATAAACCTAGTAGCAAATATGGTAACTGTTCGTCTGTAAACTTCATAAATGGAATTTCAAAGTTTTTATAAGACTTTCTATCTAATAGATTTAACTCATCTTTTAACCTTTTACATAAATCAACACTATAAAATTTGTATTCATAGCATAACTTATGTTCATTTAACTCTTTGTCTTTAGAACCAAACAAGTCAGCTATGTATCTTAAATGTGTTTTATCTTTCTTAGATAATGAAAGGCTAATTCTGTAATCATTTATACTCCCGTCAGAATATAACCACCCAATTAGGTAAGCGCCTATATTAGTCATTGGGAATAAATTTTTACTATTAAAAGAGTATTTACTTTTCTTCTCCCGCTTAAATTCTTTAAACGTTGTACCTACTCTTTTCAAGTTAGTTCTAACTGTATCATAAGAAAGACCAGATTTTATACAAATGTCTTTTATTGATTCGCCATTTTCGTAATCTTTTTTATACGAAACCCAATCAAAATTTTCTCTATAAAACTTCCCGCGTTTTACTGCGTCATTTATAGGAATGTTGTTATCAATAAGTAATTGTTTTAATTTTTCTTCATCATGAAATTTTGGCATGTCTACCTCCATATATTAGTATAGCATAATTATACTATTTGTATGTTGGTAGGTCAATATTCCCCCATTCAATACACTACTAAATTTATCTGTAAGATACTTCGTGTATTCCTATTATCAGGCTTAGTAAGTCTAATAATAAACTCGTTACACCTTCGTCTTTTATTACTAAAAGGTTTTGGCTCGGTATTACCATATCTTTCGACTTAGGCTCTCTTCAATATACCATAACACTAATAAATTATTTGTTGTGCTTCTATTAGCTATTGGAACCGATATGAGAGGGATTTATACTTCCCATTTTATAAGGCTAGGAAGTTAAGCACCTTCGCTGCCTGTCTGAGGTCAGGGTGTTTTTGCTTAACCGATTTATCATCGCAATCAGTCAATTCAAACATATTAATAGCAGTAGTGCCATGAATATCTTTCCCATGCGCGAACATATCTAACAATAGAGGGTCACCACTTAAATGAGCAGTACATCTAATTTCAAGGTTTGAATAATCGACTGCAATAATTTTCTTGCGCTTTTTTGTTACAGGGTCAATACTACCAATAAATAATTTACGGATAGCGTAATTGTCTTCATCACCATGCGCCTTTGGTAATTGTTGCAAGTTTGGAGAAGAACAGTTATGAACACAAATTTCAGAAGCAATAAAGTTATGGAATTCCTCTACTTCTAAATCGTAAACGTGTTTTATGCCTACTTCTTCAAAATCTACTACTTTATGATTAAAACATAAGTCTAGTGATTTTATGTATTTATTTACTTTAAATCTGCCAATACCTAACTTATTAGAAATAGCATTTACAGAGCCTTCGCACTCAAAGAAAGTTGAAATGAACTCTTTTTCATCTACCTCTTTATATCGCTTTTGGTATTCACTAGCTACTTTTTTATAATCAAAATTTACTTCTTTACATTTCTTTTTAAATGTATCAAAGTCCATATTAATTTTAGTTAGTTTGCCTTCAGCTTCCCGCAACATTTTTTCTAAAGACTTTTTAGTTACTTTTATATGGTTAGGGTGTTCTTCACCTGAAAGCACTCTTCTATTAGAGTGACAGAAAGTGTAGGTATCAATCTTACCTTCTTTTAGTAATAAGTTAGTATGAAGGCTAGTATGTTCTGACCTACTCATTAACTCTAAATTATCTAATTTATTATTACTTTTATTATGGTCTTTGTGATGAATAACATAGTCAAAGCCTTCAGAGTTGAATACCTCTTTCTTTATGATTAATTGTTCTTGCATACATAAACTATTAACTCCATAAAGTCTTGGTCTTACTTCTTCACTTCTTCTTAAATGAGATATTTGTTGCTTAGGTTTTAAGTCTTTAGCTTCAACCCATTCTCCCGCCAATGTTCTAATTTTATGGTCTGGTGTACAAATTAAAGAACCTTTCTCATGTGTTCCTGTACTTCTATAATTTAAAGAAATACATTCTCTAAACCCATTATCTATAACTCTTAAAACTTTTCGGACTTTTAAATTGCCTTTATCATCATAGCAGTAAACCATATCTCCAACTTTTACGTCTTTAATAGGTTTATCTTCGCCAACACATTTTATTAATTGTGATGATTCAATGCAAGAAATCCTCCCGCTAGTTGTACCTATCTGATTGAAGCTACAATGTGCTTTCCCATCATCATATAATTGACTTTCTAACCCGTCAATAAATGCGGATTTTAATTTTGCTAATCGTTTATATTCTAATAATAAACTACAAAATTCTACACCTTCCCGCTTTCTTTTTACTTTGTACTCTTTATGAGATAAAGTCCAAAGACTGCCACTATCTGTACTTGGTGCGCCTGCACTTGTAGTAGAAGTAGGTTTAAAGCCAAAGCCATTTTCTACAAAGACTTTCCACTCACCCATAGTTTCATCATACTTCGCCCATAGGTCAGCGATTTTTTTCTGAATTCGTTCTTCAGTCCAATTTTTCTTGCCTTCATATTTTTCTCTAATTTCTTGAATTGGAGAAATACCTTTCTTAGGGTTTACTTCATCAGGCTTTTTAATATCTTTTACATAGCCAAACAATATAGCTTGTAATTGTTGGTTACTATTAGGGTTAAATTCTACACCTAAAATTTCAGTCATATCATAGAGAAGATTTTCCATGTCTTTAGTAATGTTTACACTCATTTCATCTAAAGCTTCTCTATCTACTGTTATCCCGCGTTCTTCCATATTGAATAATACAATCATGAAGGGAATCATCTTTTTAAAATAGATTTTATCCATTCCGTCTTTTTCTAATTCATCAAGAAGATACATATAATTGTAATAGGTATAGAACGGGTCATCTAAAGCGTAGAAAGCTGATTCCTCAATTAAGGTTAAATCAAACGTAGCTTTATTCGTTGCCTTTAGACCGAATTCTTTTTTAACTTCAGCAGGTACATTATTAATAACCTCTCCAAAATGTGCTTGTGGAACGTTTAAGTTATCACTTGTAATCTGCTTCAACCCATTAGGTGTATTTTCATCTAATAGCCAACTTGCTAACATCGTATCAAAGAAATCTTTTGTAGCAATAGAAATACCAATTCTCTTTAATACGTGCATATCATACTTTAAGTTATGACCTATAATTCTAACATCTTCACGATTAAAAATAGGTTGTAAATATTCTTGGACTACTTCAATACTTAAATTTCTTTTATAGTCTTCAACTCGTCTATGACCCATAGGGATATAATAGTTATTAAATCTTCCCCATGAAATAGAAATACCTACACAGATAAACTCTCTATTTTCTCCCGCAACTTGTAAAGTATTGGTTTCTGTATCGAAAGCGAATTCTTGAAGGTCTTTCATTTTCTCCGCCAATTTTTTTAACTTCGATACAGTATCTACTATAATAGAATATTCCCGCGTAGGTTTGTTAAATAAGTTATACATTTTTCAACTCCTTAGATGTGAGTTACACTCACCTATGGCTACAATACTTGCTACATTTTGCTACACTCATATTATATCACATACCTCTACTTAAAGAAAATAGCCACTAAACCTAATTAGTGGCTATTTGATGATAAGATTAATTCTGTTTGTGATGTATTATAATCTAGTGTGCGTATTAAAATTATCTACTTCTTAAATTATTTTACTAGGTCTTTGAATTCTTTACCTGCTTTGAATGTTACAGTTTTAGAAGCAGGAATTGTAATTTCAGCGCCTGTTTGAGGGTTGCGACCTTTACGTTCAGCGCGTTCTTTTACTTCAAATTTACCGAAGCCTACGAAAGATACGCCACCTTTTTGAGCAGTTAAATCTTTGATAGTTTGGATAACATCACTCAAAGCTTTTTCTGCTTGTACTTTAGTTGTACCCATTTTTACTGCTAATTGTGCTACAAATTCTTGTTTGTTTACTGCCATTTTTGTTTCTCCTTTAATATTAAATAAGCATTTTCAAACGTTTATATAATAACTATTATCGTTTTTTCTTTTTGATAACAGATATTACCGATTTTTTAACTACAGATTTTTTCTTTGGCGCTTCGTCTTCTTCATCTTCAACGTTTACCAAAGATTCATCTTCTTCATCTTCATCTTCATCATAATCAGAATTAGATGTTTCATACTTAGGCGGGTTTTCCGTAAACTGCATGAGTTGGTCTTCTAGTAATGCTTCAAAATCGTCACCGAATTCTTCAGCTAAAGTCTTTGGCAATTCAGCCACAAAATCTTTATCAGCATAATCAGTATCGGCTAATTTTTCCCCGCGGTCAAAACTATAAGATACGGACTTGCCTGTGCCTGTACGGGAGATTTCCCAAACATAATCAGCTAAACCCCATTTAGATTCACAACGTTCAAGTTTAGGTAAGTTTGTAATACCCGTGATGTACAATCTAACTTGCCCGTCTTTATTTACTTCTTTCCCGTCTTGTGCGGTGTAGTTTACAGGGCGGGTATCAAAAATCAAGAAAGCGCCTTTGAAGGAAGGTTTAGAACCATACTTATCGTTTTGCTTTGCTTCATTTGTACATACAACCATGTCATAATATTCTTTACCTGAATTAGACATTTTCTTAACGTTGTACGCTTTAAAAGTAATAGGTTCAGTAGTCAAGAAAATTACAGAAGCTTCAGTATCACCTTTAGGGGATAAAAAGAATTGATTTAATCGTCTGCCTAAAGACTCCTTAATTGCTTCTTGTCTTTCTTGCTCTTTTGCTACTGCTTTGTAACCTTTGTTGAATAGTGACATTTTCTGTCTTCTCCTTTTCTTTTTAATAAGGGTAATAATATTGAGCTTTTCTGCTCGAAATTAATATATCACATAAACTTAATTATGTAAAATACTTATATTTAGAGGTTTTCACTTTCCCCGCATTTTTTATACATTCTAACGTTGCTTCTTTTCCCCATTCTATCGGGTCTTTTCCCTGTATTGGGTAGGTAAAAGGTAACATTCGACATTTATTCTTGAACATTTTTTTAGCTAAATTCATCAAAATTTTTCCGCCTTTGTCATTATCAGCTAAAAGTAAGACTTTTGAACCTAGCTTAAAAATTATGTCTACTTGCTTTCTACTAATTGTGCCACCCATTAAGGCTACAACGTTATGTACTCCCCATTTATGTAACATCATACAATCTGTTTGAGATTCTACTACTATAACAGTATCTTGTGAAGGTACATAATGGTCTAACCCATATACAGTATCTCCCTTGCGGAAGTTATCATAAATATGGAAGCGGTGATTATGTGGCATTTTCTTTACAAATCGACCTATAATTCCGACTAATTCTTTATTTTGATTAAATACAGGCATAGTATAAGTCTTATTATCTAAATCTCGACCTATCATATACTTCTTTACATCATCATTATTAAAGCCTTTATCATAGAACGCTTTAAATGTTTCTTTCCCGCTTTTAAATGGTGCTAGTTTTACTTTAGATATAACAGGAACTTCAGTTTCCGATTTTTCTTCTACTTGCTCGCCATATCTTTTAACTTTAATTTTCTTTCTTTCACGTTCTTCTGAACCGAAATTTACATTATAGCGTTTATTGAAATAGTGAATAGCTTCGCCATATGATTTGAATTTATCTTCTTGCGCTTTAAATAAAAGCCACGGAAGAGAACCACTAAAACCACAACTAAAACAATGACATACTTGCTTGCCTTCTAAATCTGCATTAATACCCATAGAGGGGTTCTTTTCGTTCAATGATGAACAGGACAACAAAATTGTATTTTTTCACCTTTCCAAGAATTCATTTTAGGAACTTCTAAAACATTTTCTAATAGGTCTTCTATTTGCTCGTGAGTTAGATTCACCCTGTTCATATTTAGACCACCCCCTTTCGGGTAGCCTTTATCAAATGGACTACTCAATTTCTACTAAACCTTCGCTTTCATTTACTTCTTGAATTGCTTCTTCATTTCCGTCTTCTACTACTTCCCCGCTATCTTTTTCAAAATAGATTTGTTTAAATTGCATATCGGAGAAGTCCCAAGATATTAATAACTTGCCTGTTGTGCCTTCACGATTTTTTAACACTTTAAGTCCCATTTCTTTATCAGTATACATCATTTCTGTTCTGTATACTGCCATAACAACATCACTATCTCGACCAATAGATTGAGCATAAGAGATATTCTCTAATTCGGGTCCTGTTTTTGTACTCGTGCTTTTATCTGCCTGTGAATTTATCACAATAGGTATTTTATAGTTTTTCGCGATTCTTTTTAAATCAGCGGTGATATGATAGACCTTCTCTGTATCTGTATTAGATTTTCTATCATCATTCATCAAGTATACCCCATCTATAAACACTATATCAGGTTTATACTTCTCTATTTCTCCCGCGATTTGCATAGGGGATTCCCCTGTAATGAGTTGGAAGTTATCGTAATCTTGTAAATCTTCTTCAAGGAATTTAAAATACCTTGCTTCAGCTTTCTCATCTAGGGTTCTACTCTTAAATTTTGAGTAGTCCATAGCGCCAACAGTTAAAGCATAGATAGCCATTTCATATCTATCTCTCATAGCTTCTACACCCATTTCTGTTACAAAGTGTAATACTTTATAGCCGTCAATGACTGCATTTGCCCCGAATAAAACTTCTGCCCAAGTATTATGAGTAACTACAAAATCACCACATAAATAGGAATGGTCAGGACTGTCTACACTAATACAAGTCATATCTGTATAACACTTTAAAACCTTTATGTCTTCCATATATAGACATATTCTTTCATCTGTTATTAAATGCTTAGGTTTAGGGATAAATATTGTCTTCCCAGCCCTTTTTAGATTTTTAATTGTTTGTGTAGTGGCTACCTTCCATACATCATTATATACATCATCAGGGTTATCAGTATAAAACCATAAGTGGTCTTTACAACAATCTATAGTTTTACCTTCACTAAAAGATATTCGCCATACTTGCTCTTTAGCTTTAAACGTTTCTTGTACTGTACAAGGGTTTCCGAATCTATCAATTACAATATCTCCAACTTCTAATTCGCCGTTTTTCTTAAAACCGCCATTATACAAAGGAATTGGTGTATAGTCAGCTAATCTCTTTCCTACACCTGTCTTCCCGATGATTGTAACTAAAGATTCTTTTTCAAAGCCTTTTAATAAGTAGTCTAACAAAGGGAAGCCTGTAGGAATTCCTACAACCCCTTTATTCATCTTGCCTTCTAAATAGCGTTTTTTACGCGCTTCTATATTATCAGCTAAACCTACATTTTCTGTATATTCAACTTCAGTTTTTATCCATGTAATATCTTTCGATATTTGAGATAAAGCTTCTTCTACATTCCCTTCTGAAATTAAATCGGAACATTTCTCTATACTATCAGCCATTGAATCTTGTCTTTTCCGATTTCTTAATTCTTCTAGCCAATACTTTAAGCCTTCTTCTGTTCCGACTTTTCCTTCAAATTTTTCTAATTCGTAGTTAGGGAATTTAGATTTAAAAGCACGCTCTGTAGGTACTTCACCTGTTTTGAGCATACTTTCACAAATAAATCTATACGCGCTTTTTGTTTCGCCATATAAAAACTTTTCATCTATGCGGTTTTCTCGAACCATTGCTAGGTCTTTTGTTTCTAGCAACTTAGAGATAAACAGATTATCTAAATTCATTTAATACCGCCTTAATACATCACTCAAATTACTTATACTGTATGCATTTCCATAAATAGCATTTCTTCGCTCTTCATTTTCATCTACATACATCTCTAAATCTCCCGTTCTTAAAAGAATATCTACTTCTTTTTCTGAAGGGATAATATGTATATCATTGTACATTACACCGATTTCATTAAGCAAATCATAAAGCTTATCGCCATAGTACCTATCTAGCCATTCTTTACTTACAACTAAATCACACGTATAAGGTGTTCTATTGAATATAAAGCGGGATAACTTTACCCCGCTTTTATGCACTTTAGGCTCGTTATAATCTGCTTTAAAGATATTTTTATTTGGTGGTGAAAGTATAGTATCTTCAATACGAATACCTATAGAACTGTAGTTAGTTATATTTGAAATATCTCCATGCAACATATCTAACCTCTAAAATCATCGCCAACGATTTTTATAGGAACAGTAGCACCTTTAATTAAGGAACATACACTTTCCCCATATAATTCTTTTACCCCGTCTAGCGTCATATTAGTACAGATGATAGTAATTAAACCTTTATCTTCTCTGTATCGTAATAGGTCTTCTAAAATTGGTGTAGAAATAGTTGAATCTATATTCTTCCCGATTTCTTCTAATACAAGAATTTCACAACCTTTATATTGATATAGCTTTTCTTCTAATTCTGTTTTCTCATCTAAACTTCTCCCGCTCCAAACTCTAGTATATAAATCAGAGTAGTTAGCGAAAGTAATTCGATAGCAGGTATACCTACAAATATAAGCGTGTTTAAGGATAATTGAGGATAGGTACGTTTTTCCTACCCCATTACTCCCAAAAAAGAAAATGCCTTTTTCTAATTGCCAATTTTCTAAATCTTCAATGTACTTTCTAACAAACTCTTTCAAATCTTTCCGCGATTTTGTTTTTTCTGATACATCATCTAATTTTGCATTGTGAAATTTTTTAGGAATACCTATAAGGTTTAGAGATTCAGAACTAATAGATTTTCTCTTTGGTCGCATTAATTCCAACCCCCACCAATTTCTACAATGTCTTCATTTCCGTCACGCTTAAATTCTCTAACCTTCTTAATCATTTTCTTCTTAGAAGTTTTAACTACTGTAGGGTCAAACTCTCCATTCAACCATTTATTAGCGTCATTCTTAATTGTATTTATCCAAGAACTAGCCATAGCATTAATGGAAGGGTCTGTTAGATAGGTTTGACCTGAAAAGAATAGAAATTCTATCATCACTAAAATTTCTTCATTTGAAAAGTCTTTTTGTAAACGTTTCATAATCTTAGAATCTTTAGCCATGTTAGCAACAATATAAGGTTTATTAGCTTCATGCGATTTTGTTTCAAAGTAGTACACTAAATCATTAGAATTAAACTCCTCTATTGTATTTTCTAGGTCTTCATACTTCTTTAAAAAACTTTGTCTTTTCGTCAACCCCGCTTTTTTCGCGCCAAGTTGCCTATTCTTTTTCTGTTCTTCATAGAATTCTGTGACCTGATTTCTACTCTCACGGAATGAATCTAGTAATTCTTTACTAACTTTCATTACTCTTCACCTAAAATCTCTTCTACTGTTTCTTCTAGCTTTTCTACTACCCAATTTTTTGCTTCTTCAAATGTAGCTTCTTTGTCTGTGAATTCGCCTGTAAAAGCTACATCAACACGTAGGCTTTCATAATTGCCCATGTTTTTTGTAACCCCTACTGCTACAGTAATAGTATTATTTGATGTGGTAGTAGTCTTTTCTTCAAATTCCTTAACAGGTACTTCTCCCGCGCTATTTTTAACACTAGCATTGATAGATTTTGTTGTAGTAATTTTCTTTCTTAAAGGATTCTTTGTTGCCATGTTCTTTTCTCCTTGTCTTCCTGTAGTGGACATTTGTATTTATGTAGTGTACTTCAAATTTAACTTTGCTAACTCTTCTTTTACAAGCTTACTAAACTTAATCTTAGAGTATTGTCTACCCGTCATTAATTTAGTTTCTTCAGCGATTTTCCCGATTAGCATTATCTGTTCACGGGTATATAAACGATAACCTCTTTTATTTCTAAACAGGGTATTAGGTAGAACCCCGCTCAACTCCCATTTACGGACAGTCTGTGTAGTTCTACCTAAATAATCTGCTAACTCACTAATAGGGAATAATTCTACTGTAACACCATTCTTTAGTGTTGTCTTAGTACCTTCTCTATTTTTCTGTAACATTTATTCGCGCCCTTTTTTCTTACTAGCTACTTTCTTAATATCAACCATTTCTTCTTCAACAATAGCTTTAACAAAGATACGAGGAGAACCTTCTTTTACATCAAATAAAGATTGAACATATTCGCCTGTAACTTCCCCTGTTTCATACAATTTTTGAAGCGCTTTTTCATCAACTTCATGCACGATTTTTTCTGTTACAATGTCAGCATGACCGTCATTAATCAAAATTTCAGGAGCGTCTTCTTTAATTTTTACAGATTTAGGAATAGTAGCACCATATTGGAATTTACTATTTTCAAGAATAAAGCCTGTGTCTGTAGTAGTACCATTCTTCATAGCGTAATCTTTAATAATTCCCGCCAATTCTTTTTTACGGGTTTCATATTTCTTCATCATTGTAGAAATATCATTATATTCTTCTACGGCTTTTTCAATCTGTTTTTCTGTGAAGCCTTCTTCTTTCTTAGTGAAATTACCTTTTGTAACGTTTGTTGCTTTCTTTTTAAATAAAGCCATTTTCTTTACCTCTTTCTTAATTAAAGATACATAGTAACTGTAAACATATTATAGCAAATAAATAGCAAAGGTAAAATCAGAACCCTTTGCTAAATACCGACTTCAGTTTAAATTTAGACTTGTCTTCTGTGAGTGGACTTTGTCTTCTACGAGTGGACATATTCTTATTGTGAATTGTAAAATCAAGCTTTCTATATCGTGCTAACCTATTACTTAAATGATTACAGAAAACTGCGGTGTTGCTAAAGTGATAATCATATACTTTTGCCCGCGGACTTTTTCCCGCTTCAGTTCTTCGTACACGACCTACTGCTTGCTCTACAACTTTCCCGTCTTTCATACTGCTACATAAGAAAGCTACGCTCCAACGCTTACAGTTAGTACCCTCACTACATTTACTATAGGTAGTTAAAGTAATCACTACTTCCCCTTTTTCTGCTTTAGTTAAAACTTCGTCATTTAACTCATCGGAGTTATTCCCATTATACACCCCGATTTTTTCTTCAGGAATGTTATAACGTTTCATGAGTAGTTCCTTATAATCGTTACAGAATTGTTTCTGTTTAAAGAATACTACGCAACTTTCCCCGTTTTTATATTCTTTGTAAATATCATCACAAATCTTTCTTTGTGTTTCTGTAGAGGACAAAATTTCCGAATCAAGGTTAGCTAAAGAGTAATCTATCTTTTTAGGTGCGCCTGCAATAGATGAATACCTACGTTGCCCGCTTTTTGTTGGAACATTATCACTTGTTACATAATGACAAATTAACCCTTCTTGTGCAATCACATTTCCTTCGTAATCGTACTGTTCAGGTATAACCTTAACATTAAAAATCGGGTCTAAGTGAGTAGGTACTTCTCTAATGTACACATCAACAGGCAATATGTTTGTATCATCTGCCTTAGCTTCATACTTATAACATACTTCCCCGAAATATAATTTTATGACATGAGATAACCCGTCACTACGTTCTAACGTAGCAGTTAAACCTAACTTGTATTGAGAGTTAAATTTGTCTACTACACTAAACATAGGAGCGGAACTTCTATGACATTCATCGCCGACCACTAACCCAAACAACGATGTAAATTCTTCTAACTCTTCTTCACTCATTCTATATAACGTTTGTACAGTAGCTAAAGTAACATACTTCCCGATTTTTCTATTTTTGCCTTGAATAAGACCAATAGGCTCATCTGTATCAAACACATCGGAATAGTCTTTAGACCATGAACGAATTAAATCGTTCTTATGTAATAAAACTAAAGTGCGTTGATTTAACTTACTAGCTATACTCAGCGCAGTTATAGTCTTTCCGACCCCTGTGTTCATTACCACTAGACCTTTTCTTTTATCAAAGCCATTGTTGTTGGATAAATATTCATTTTCAGCTTCCTGTTGTGCTTCTCTCAAAGTGAATTTAAACTTAGGGAATTCAACTTCAGTACCTTCAGGGTAGTAATCTTCGTAGATAAATTCGTCATAGAAAGATGATACATCAAACCCATAAGGAAGTAAAATGCCTTCTTCGACCCGATTAAAATATTTTAGTGTCTTTGGTATACGGACATTTTGCCACCTACTGTATTTCACGGCTTGCAAATATTTGGGGTTGTCAAAAGTGAGTTGCTCCTTAATTTGGGCGAGCGTGCAACTATCATCTTCAATTAAAAGTAATCTGTTACCTGTTTGTATTCTACATTTCATGGTTAAAATCTCCCGCGAATAATTTCTGAATTTAATAGGGTGGTGAGGAACGAAGTGACGAACTACCGAGCGTAGCGAGGTCTATATTGATTAATCTGAATATTTCTATTTGTCTACTACCAGTGGACAAATGTCTTTTCTGACGTTATTTCTATTATTCTTTACGTAGTAAAGAATGATAGGAATAACAATTCTAAATAATTTTAATAATATTCTTAATACTTACATAATATTTATTATGTAGCTATTACTTATGTAATACTACACACGTAATATTTATATTATCATAGACGCGCACGCGTGGGCGCGCACGCGCGCGTGATATTGTTTATATATTATAGGGGATATATAAAACTCTGTCAAAAGGCTTAAAATAGCGACCTATGTTTTTGAAATTTTTAGGTCAAAATTTAATTTTCAGATTTAGAATAAAAATCGGAGTGATAATTTGAATTGCATTTCTAATTTAAGGGGTCAATTTTAATCGCTAAGGTGCTTCTAACTATTTTTAGGTGAAATCTATCTAGGCAATTTTTAAACGAGCCTTAAAGGTCAAAATTTTTAATTTTAGAAAATTTTCGATATGCTCAATCTAAAATATTCGATTAGAAATAAAATCGGGGTAGAATAAATTTTCATAAAATCGTGAATAAAGATAAAAGAGTACATCAAAACGATGTACTCTCATAGTGGACATTCTACATAAATTCATTTTTGGTGTATTCTACTAATTCATTACATGTCATATGCTCAACGCTTTCAAGCGCTTTCGTAGCTACAGTATTAGCGTTATCTATTAACGCGTTATGGTTCATTTTAAACTTGCTATTCATTTCATCATACGCATTATTAAATGTTTCATCATAGATAACATCTAATAACTCAGCTTTACTTAGACATTCGAGATTTTCTAAAATCTCTTCATAGGATAGATTGAAATCAACAGTTTTCATTTTCATTTCTCACTTTCTTTATTTAATTAATTAGAGTAGTAATATCTTACTACACTATTATTATAACACACATTCACACATAATGCAAGTATTAATTTTTCGATATAAAAAGAGTACATACAGATTATGTATGTACTCAATTAAGATATTATTTTTTAGAGCGTAAAGGTGAAAATCTAAAAGCTAACATACATCTATGTACATCGTTTAGATAAGGTAAAGACTGAATTTTATACCCAATAAAAATATCTAATATAAATTCTTTCTTAAAATATATTCTCCCGCCTTTTTTCAATTCTATATAAAGCCACGGGATAACATATTTATAGCAAAAAGCATTACTAGCTTTTACAGTAATACCATAATCACTTTGATGAGTTAGTTTAGCAGTTAAAGCATTTACTTCTTTACCAAAAATGTAGTATCTAAACCCATACGCATTGTTTCTACATAGCCATAATAACCTACAGAAATAACGTTGAATTCTTTCTACGGTAGAAAAATTCGGGTCAATTAAATCTACATACCCTGCTATTAACTTCCCGTCAGTTTTATCTTCAAGGTGATATTTATAGTGTTTATTAAAGTCATACCTAAATATCTTAGGTACACATTTTTCTGTAATCAACCATTCTACATCAAGGCAGTTATCATATGTTTGCCACAACCTAAAATATTTAGGTAAATTGCCATACTCATCACAGAATAAAACCACAATAGGGTTTGTAATATAGCAGAAAGCATACACTATAAACGCGAAAAATTGGCGGAGAATATATTCTATTACTTGGAGGCTACCCATACTGCACCTACTATAGCAATACTACTTAAAATAGCAATCGTTCTATTTTGCCGTTTCTTCACTTTGTACTTGTGTTGAAGGTTCTTGTAACTTTCTATCGACCTGTTCAAAGATTCTTCGGTTCTCTTCAAGCTTTCTAATTGCTTCGTTGACGTTTCCTTTGCTTTCATCAATTCTTGTGCTTGTAGATTGTTGGTTTCTTTCAATTTGTTCAATAATTTCTCTTGCTCGACCATTGTATTCTGTGCTTCGGTCAATGTTGTTTTTGACGCTTTCAGAATACTCAATGCTTCGTTGGAGTTCTGTTTTAGTGTTTTGTAAGTGTTGTAGTCCATTGTTACTGTCTTCTGTGTAGGACTTTGTACTTCCTGTGATGTAGTGGTCGATAACTCTTGTTCCGCCATAGCCAATGAAGGTACCAATAACAAAGCAAAGAATAGGAATAAAGATTTTCTTCGTAAGTCTTTGAGTAATTCCATACATATTATTCTCCTTTTAAATGTAAGTACAACCCCAATCATGAGCATAGAATCTAGCGTTGCCACGAATGTTATCTCCCCCGCTCCAACGTTCATCACCTGCATGAATGACTAATAAGTCCCAACGTTGTACATTGGAATCAGGACCATAGGTATTGTTTGGATAGCCTGTGTAGTCATTGTAGTATAAATCTAACCCGTCTTTGTTATCCGCCGCTTCTGCGTGCGTCATAACGTGTTGAATATCTAAAGGAATACCAATATTAATGCAGGCAACTGCTACTACTTGTGCTAAAGCGTTTAATTGTTCTTTAGTAGGTGGTTCAGCACCTAAATTATTTTCGCCGATAGAATCATCGCCACAACACGCAAGAGCAATACCAATAGCATGGCTATTACGCATATAAGTATGGTCGCGTTTGATAGTTAAATCATAATCAGGAACATATAATTCCCCTTTTTTGCCAATTACTACATGGTAATCAGGGTGATTAATAGAATCATAGCCTACCCCTGTCCAATGTAAGTAGACTTTATTTACATAGCCTACTGCATTGGAACACATTTTTTTGAAATCTTCTAACTTAATTTGAATCATTTCTTATCTTCATACCCTTCTGCGACTTTTTCTCCGTCACTATTTACTTCATACGAGCCTTTTTTAGTATTAAAAATGGAATTGATAGCTTTGTTTACGGGTTGAATAAAAGTGCCACCCATTGTAGCAGTAGTCAACGTAGAATACCACTCAATGTTATAGTTATCTTTTACATACACCATATAAACAACTAAGCAAGTAAAGATAACAAACGCTACAAAACTTGCAAATGCTAAAAAGCGGGTTAAAGACATTTCCCCGTTTTCTGTCATCATAGTCTTAAACCAATTCATTATCTCCCACCTTTCTTTGAAAAATTGGCGGAGTATTTAACCCCGCCCTGTAATAATTTTAATAACATATCTAATAGATTCATTGCTGATTTTAAATATTTTACTATTTGTTTGTTGCCACGATTCTATAATAGAAACCGATTCTTGGAATACAGGAATATACATTAAAATGTGAGCGGTCAGAATATCCACATCTACATTTAAAAGCGGGATAGAAAAATCGGGAGCAAGCATAACCAAAGCACTAAGGGTTAAACAACACGGGTAAAATAACATCTTGCTATATAACCCTTCGCGCAAATTTTTACTTACTAGAAATCGTTTGTAATGCCCTTCTCTAACTTCTACGGGTCGCCACGCAAGGAAAAAACCCGTGATAAGTGGTAAGAACCCATGACCTCTTTTAGTAAATTCATTGTAGTTCCATATCTCAACATATATTCTAACTGTAGTGTCTAATACAATTAAAAGTATACATAGAAAATAGGTTATTGTTATGTCTGTTAAATGTTGTAGTGTTATTGATTCCGCCAACTTCTCATAGAGTAATTCCATATATATTACCTATCTTCTTAGATATTATTAATTGTTCCCAACTATTCAACTGCAACAATATTTTTCTTGAAAAATTCTGCTACATCTTCTGTAGTAGATTCCTGAGATTGTGTGTTATCTCTTTCTTTGTATAAGGCAAACGCTAAAGTATCACCGTCTTTGTAGTCTATATCACTAATAAAATTAGTTTCATTACTACCTTTAACTAATAAGCCAAATGAATAACTGCTAGTCATAATATAAATTTTATTATTGTATTCTGTAATAGATAGATCTTCCTTAAAGTTGCTACTTATATTAGGATATGCAGAAGAATCCAACCTTTCATCAAGTAAGAAAGCTTTACCTGTTCTCACGTTGTATACATAACCTAATTTCTCTATATTAGAACCTGAACTGTTTAGGTTACGTGTTACATTATTAAAGTTTGAACTTGAAATACCATCTAGCATATTAGTATAAATACGACCCCTGTGTGTATATGCCGTATTACCTTGTACTTTATAGATATTAGATTTAAGATTTACTGCATATATCAAGAAATCATTTTTACTAATTGATTCTTTAACAAATTCAAAAGTCTTATCTAAGGATAAAACCCTGTCACTTAAATGTATGTGATAATTACCTGATTTTGGTAACATAAAGTTATTAATGTAATACCCCTCATTAGTAATAATATATTTATCAGGTTCTATACTAATAGCATTAGATGTAGTACTTGTTCTAGTTAACATAAAATTACTAATATATTCTCCGTCTAACTGTACAGTAACATCAGATAGATACTGTGTAGAATAAAATATATTTGGACTATTAGTATCTTGAATTAAAAACTTAGCAACACGTAAATCTCTTTCAGTAAGAGTACCTGTGAACCCATAGGGTAACAAGCCAACTTTTTTTAGATATTCAGCGTCAAGAGAAGCACCCCCACTTGGTGGGTTATAGTTATTAATAGAATTTACTACTTCAGAATCTTCAGTAGTAGTGATAATACCTTTAGAATTTAACGCGGTCTTAACATCGGCTTTAAACTGAGTTAAATTCTGATTATCGGTCTTCAAACCTTTGTACTTTGTAATAAATCTATCTAACTCATTAACAATATCATCAATTATCATTGATAGCACCTCTATAATTTACTATTAATATCTTTTAATTTATCTAATACTGTTTTAAACATGGTATCTATTTCACTACTTCGATAAAGAACCTTAGATGAAGGGTCAAAATCTTTAGTAGTCAAAACAGAGCGGGAAGTAACTCCATCCCACCAAGTTAATCGACTAGCAGAAAAAGCCATAGGTTTATCTTTATGTCCGACTTCTGTGCCATTTCCCGCGGACATTTTAATAAGCGCCCATTTATTACCTGATGTATCTAAGCCATATAAAGGAACGTTATTTTTTAAAGCGGGTAAATCAGAAGAAGGTTGAATAAAGTTAATGTTGTTAAAATACTCTACAGTATTAGAATGTTTATATACTTCTACTTTACCATTATTATTGGCAGTAAAATATACTTCGCCGTTTTTTACCGCAAAATCTTCAATCTCTAAAGAGTTATTAACCCCATGACTAATTACATCATCTTTGTCATTTTCAATGATGTAACTACCTATGGACATTAAAATTTTGCCGTCAAAGAATAAAGCGCCGTTTGTATCTACACTATCAGATACTACACTAATAGTTTTATTTTCTCCCGCCACTCTATCTTTAGAATAGAACTGTAAATTTCGAGAGTTTTTTGTACCCGTATACAAGATAGATACAAATTTTTGCGCGGAAGAATCATACCCCAAATTAAAAACTTTATTCGGGAAGATAAGAGTACTTTCTATAGCCATACTACCATTCATGACTGCAACTTGATTAGGGTTGACTGCGCCATTAGTAATATAGATTTTATCATCTACAGAGCAAAGAGTGTTACAATGACCTAAACGATTTTTGTCAGTGAAAGTTTGTTTTGATACTAAACTAGAAAAGTCATTATTGTATTTATAAAATACTTGCTTTTCGTTATCACCACTAATACAAGCAATAAAAAACGCGTCTAAAGTTTTATTATATGTAAAACCCTGACATTGATTAATACCTTTATCTAAAGGTACTTCTAATACTTTAACAATGTTAGAAGCACTTAAAATTAAAGAATTTTTCGCCTTTAAAGATTTAATAAAATCAGCTTCAGTTCCTGTATTGCCTAAATCTAGCCATGATTGATAAGCACTCTTTCCCTTTGGAATTGTGATTTTGCCTATCTTAATTCTAGCCATTACTGCTTCCTCCAAAAACCTACAATATCAAAAATGTATCTTCTGTTAGCGCCTTGAACTCCCCAACCCTTAATATTACGAGAGTTAGGCTCAACATAAATACTATTATTACTTGCGTCAACTGCATTTTCAAGTAAGCGAGTAGGTACAGGAGAGTTAGCAGGTAAGGTAGCAATAACACCACCATTACCACTATTCTGCGTCATTTTAATGTCTAAATGTAGCTTGCCAAAACCTGTAATAGGACTGTATTCTAAATAACCTCTCCCTGTACCTGCCGCTCCCGCTACTGCTATACCCCAAATTACATCATATGTTTCAGGTGCAGTAGACACAGGAGTTGCAGGTGTAGTTTCAGGATAAGTAATATCTACAAATACTTCCCCGTTTTCTTCTACAGTAAAATCAAAAGTAGGCACTCCACCGCCTTTAGCGATTTTTTTCTCTACTTCTTTCAATTCAATTTTGGTAGCTAAATCTACAACATTAAAATTTTCGGGAATGTTAGTAACCTTCTTTTTGACATTTTTAATGTCTTTACCTACTTGAACTAAGACTGATTCAAGTTGTTGTTTTAATGTTTGATTAGCCATTATTAATACCTATTACGCTACACTATCACGAGCAGTTGTATATACTTGTACTAAGTCTGCACTAGATAAATCACCTAACCCAATATTTTCTTGTGCTTGTTTTTGTTGCTCAGTAGATAAAGATTGCGCGGAGTCAAAGGCAACCTTTTTAGATACTGTACTAGCTAATGCAGTAGCAGTAGATTCATCTGCTTGTAATTTGTCCGCGATTTCTTTCAACGTGTTTAAAGCTTCAGGAGCGTTATCAACCAAAGCGTTGATTTTGTTATCAATTAATTGATTTACTGCGCTTTCATCAGTACCTGTATTAACTGCGCCAATAGAAGCTTTTAATTCATTCATAGCGCGTACAACACTTGTTTTATCAGTAGTAGTTAAAGTAGTTAAATCACCTAATTTTGTATCAACATCAGTTTTCAAAGTATCAACAGAATTTTTAATTTCTACATCTTTACCTTTTAAAGATTTAATGTCAGCACCAATAGCCTTAACAACATTTTCAAGAACAGTTTTTAAATTTGTAGCCATAGTAAAACCCTTTCTAGTTAGAACTTAAAATATACAAGGCTTGTAAATCGGGAATTTCTTCCCCGCTTGTTTCTCCCGTTTCATTGTTAGATTTCCCAACATTAATAAACGGGGAGAAAGCGTCTACTACATACACATCAGGTATGTTAGTACCTTCTTTTCTGTCGAAGGGGCAACATTTGTCTTCAATTTCTAATTTTTTCACATTACCACTCCTTCTTAGTGCATAGAAGATTCATGAACGATTTTAAATTCGCCCATAATTAATTTGTGCTGAAGAGATTCCCCATTCTCCAAAGGGAGAATGAGAAATAAATCATAATCAGCCTTTCTTATATTCCGAGGAATTTTTAAAGAAAGTTTATTAGGAATACGCGCAACTATTGTATTGGACTTAACCTCACATATAGCTTCGCATATAACTAAATCGGTTCTTATATCTCTGATTTTCATTACTGCCTTAGCCCCGTCAAAATTATTTTGCGGGTGAAGAATGTATTTTTTATACCAATCAGAGCCTGTATACAATACTTCATTAAGTACTTTCATAGATAACCTCTATTAATAGGAACGTTTAATAGCTATACAGATATAGTTAGCGGAACCAGATACCCAATACTCACGGCTATTACCTTCAAGTCTAGTATAATTTCCTCCGTAGCTAGTGGAAATTCCGTCTAAGCCTTTGACTCTAACCCCGACATGAACTTTTCTACCTTCTCTCCAACATTCATAGTTAAACATATTACGAGCGCCACCTTCAGCAATATCATAATACATTCTATTGACATTAGATTGGTCCATAGATAAGAGCCATGTACATTCGTTTTCGTTGAAGCCGTCAGGTATAGGCAACGTTCCACCATCACTAATATTACCATAAGTAACACTAATATCTTTAAGAGTCATAAGAGGTCTAAATTCTGTACTCTTACCCCTGCCATACCAACCGGGTCTTTCAAAGCAACATAGGTTACTAGCCCTAGTATTTTGAACACTACCTAAATCTAAGTTAGTTCCACCACCGTCACTATCAATTCCCCCGTCAGAAATAGTATGGAAGCCTTCCCCTCTTTTTCTAGCAATTTTGATAAGAGAATTAGTAGTAAGAGTTAAAGCGCCTGTCATAGTGTCACCAGACTTTTTAACAAAGTCATTATCTAATTTAGACCTTAAATTATCATTTAATTTTTCATAGGTAACACTTTTATCTGCTAATTTTGGTGTAGTAATGTTTAAGTCTTTGATATGTTTAGTCAATACACCGCTATCAACTAACTGCATATCTTTCCCGACTTTTTGTATTCCATTACTAGCAGTCAATACTTCCCCGCCTGTTACTATCCAAGCATTACGAGCAGTATCATACATTAAGTTAAGCATAGACCCTTGTGTAAAAGTATCATCAGGAATAGTATTACCCGTTACATCAAGAATTTGCTTATCTCCCGTGCCTGCTACATTTAAAGTAGAATTAGCTTTTAAGTTATAACCTAATTTTACTTTTACAGATACCCCGTCTTTTAATGTGATAGGGTGGTCGTTTAAAAATTGAGAAGAAATACGTTGAGTTACTGCACTACCTGCGGTTACTCCAAAAGCATTTACATTATTTTGATAATCTTGCATATCAACTAAATACGTTGGAATTGGTACAAACCCTGTATTACTAATTGTAAGATTGAGTAAGCCACCTCTAGTATTCAAGATTGTCAAAGCAAAGTTTAATGTAACAGGAGTATTCGTAGGAATATCAACCTCATCTGCATTTAAAGTCTTTGCAATCATATAAGGGAATTCGCCCGAAGAAATACTACTTTGTGTAGCAAATACCACAATAGAATTCATCCTGAATTTAGCAGTTACATTCTTGTTTGTTGCTTGAATAACAATAGTTGTACCTGTTGTACTATCTACGGGTTTTTTCTCAACGATATTAAACACTAGATTATTATTAATCGCGGAAGTAGAAGAAGTGTTATAAATATCACTAGGGTTAAAATCACTACCTACGATTTTAGTAATTGTGATTTTGCCTGTACCTGCTTCTGCACTTGCTAACGCTTTCTCCCCGACTTTTGTTAGCATTATATTTTCTTGTTTCCATGTAGCCATTAATTACTGCTCCTTGTTAAATCATAGGTATAACTTTCAGTCAAAACAAACTGTAATTGTTGCTCGAAATTTTTTATTTCCACAAATTCAATATCTACAGTAGGTTCTACATCATCAAAATAGAAGGGAATATGCTTTTTAATAAACCTAGTTACAACGTACACATTTGTTGTTACGCTATTGGCTTGGTCTACATTTTTAGCAAGCATTTTAATATATAAATATCTCCCGTCTTTTCCGTCAACTGCTTTAGTTTTTCTTTGGTAAGTTATTTCACTCTCCATACCTGTTAAAGCACGGATAATGAATTGAATTCCCCCAATAGTACCGCGTCTTTTTACAAACTCCCCAATGTTAGCAAGAAAAACGCGGTTATAATATACATCTATATCTTGGAAGTATTCTAAACCCCAACACTTATAAAGTAGGGGAAGAATTTCTTCAGGGCAACGTAACGGGTCTACTAATTCTTTAATACCTCTAGCTTTTTCTAAAAGGTAATCAGAACCTGTAAACAAGGAAGCTTGAAGATATTTATATAAATCTTGGTGCTTTGTGTACTTTATATCATACTCCGAGTATACCTTTGGTAAGTGTCTATAGTAAATAAAGTCTACTATATCCTTCCCGTCAATAATTTTAGGCATTATTCTTTACCCCCTGTAATATTCAGAGTAATAGAGTTAAACGTAACAACCTGACTATCAGTAGGCTTAATAACTAAAGTATTAGGAGAAGTAACGCGGAAGGAATATACCCCGTCAATGTTATCATATACTGCTTTTTCAAATTGAGTAACAGATACACTTTCGCCAATAGAGAATTTTCCAACTGCAAAATATTGTTTAGTAAACTCTTCAATCGCTTTTTGTACAATAGACCTAACATGGTTATCGTCAATTACAACAGAAGCTTGAATAGATACTGTGTTTTGCTCCATAGGGAATAACTCAATATTCTTCATACCCGCCAATTTTCTAACAGATAATTCTTTTAACATTTCCTGTTTTTCTGTTTCTGTTATGATATGACCGTCTTTCATCATTAAGTAGATTTTCAAACTATCAAAATCTAAAGGGTTTCTAACTGTTTTAGTGTATAAAACAGTATTGAAAGTTTCCTTAATAACAGAATCAAAATCAGATAAAGTTAAAGCGCCCCAACGTGTAAGCTGATAAGCAGGAGCATTGACCTTAATTTCATCAAGGCTTTCTTTTTCAGTACCTTTAATAATAGGCTCTTCAGGGTTAAAGGTATCAGAAATTTGCGGGAGATTAGATACTAAAGAAGTAATAGTGTTAGCACGAACATTGCCAACAACACCACCCCCATACATATAACTGCAACGAATACCATTCGCATATTGAGGTGGAATTGCCCCTAAATTCCCGTCACCAAATTTAACTTGTACTACATCATTATCTAGCGCGTAAGGTAAATAATGGTTAGAAGCATAGTTAGAATCAATAAAATTCTTTACTTGCTCCCATGCTACCCATGCACTATTAGCGTCATATTTAACCTCTAATTTCATAGAAGAAATATCAACGGGGTAATAGGATAAGTTAAAGGTTTGATTCTTTTTGCCATTGGAAGTACCTAATACTTCATTTGTTATTTGTTGCCCCTGTTTACATAACACTCTATATAAATACTTCCCATCTACACCTTTTTCATTGCCTTTTTTATTAGCAGGAATCACAAGGTCTTCCATAGTTGTGAAGTAAACGGGTTGAGAAAGTTGTGTGGCAGGAGTACTAATAACAGTACCTTTCGGAATTAAAAAATCGGTAGGTTGAGTATTTTGTAATACAAATACTTGATACACTTGACTAGGAGAAGTAGATTTAGGAATGTACCCAAACATATTACACCATAATAGCGCGTTTTTTCTTTGTTTAGCAGTAGACAATAAAGCTTCATTAGCTTCTCTATCAACATAATAGGATATTACATCTAAAGAACGTGCTAAAGCTTCAATAATTACTATGCCCGCGTCATTTTGAGAAGTATCTGTATAGGTAGGTAATACCGATTGTAAGTATCGTATCATATCTGCGCGAAAACTTTCATAATCGCGGGAAGAGTAGTCGATACCTAAAGTAGTTGCTCTATTTTGAATCATTGATTAACCCCACTTCTAATGTTACAACGTGTTTTTTCTTCGTAGCTTTAACACTAAAGCCAATAATACCTAGTAAAACATTATCATCATTGATAATTTCAATATCTTCAACATCAATCAATGGAACACATCGAGTTAAACAATCTTTGATGTAATATTTAGCTATAACTGCCGTACTAGGGTTATTCTCTTCCCACGTTAAACTATCTACTTCAGAGTAAATATGGTATTCCATTCCCCGCTCAAATTTAGGTGTTTTTAACACTTGTTGCATTTGCTCAATGATATGTGTTATCTCACTATCATTAGCCACGCTCATTGTTGCACCGCCTTGAACAGAAACGCGGAAGGGGAAGGATATACCTCTAACTATTTCATTCATACATTATCCTCCTACAAAAACATTAGGACTGCCACTAATATGGTGACCTGACTTCCCGCAATTTGTACAAGTAGTAGTATCGCCAATTCGTGTAGCAGGCTTCCCATTTACAAATACAGAGGAACTCCCTGAAGAAGATTTATATGTTCCCCCATGAGGACAATTACAAGGACCACTATCAGTTAGTCTATGTAAGCCTAAATTATTTACAAAAACATTTGGGGAAGTAGAGTTATTAGTACCCCCTCTAGTATGAGGACAATCAGGAAGACCTAAATCACAAACACCTGTTTCACTATCGCCTTTTCTTGTTACTGCGGGCATACTAAATCACCTCTATTCATTCAAATCAATTCTATCAGCAAGCATTTTAATATTATTCGGAGTTAAAGTAATCTTTGAATTACCAACCTGAATATATAATTTTTTCGGGGCAACAATTATCATTTCTTCGCCCTTCATAGCTATACTACAATTATCCCAATTTATTATTCTAACATTAGTATCGTAGTCAAAAGCTTTTAAAGGAGTATCAAATTGACCCCAAAAATTTCCTACATAAAGAGGTCTTTTAATATCTCCCTCTTCAAATTCTATGTAAACTGTATCATTTAACTTAGGAATGGCAATATCACCATGCCCGTTATAGGCTACAGGAATTACAGGCTCACACCAATCACTTAGCCCGTCACCAAATACATTTGGACATTGGACTTTTATTCGCCCTTTTTGCATAGGGTCTTTATTATCTCTAACATAGGCAATATATTTACCGAATTTTTCGCTCATTGTTTAACCTCATTATTGGAATGTTCCACCGCCTGTATATACTACCTCATCATTAGAATCATCAGAAGCACTAGAAGAATTGGCGGAAGAAGAAGCAGAGGAAGTATAATCTTCACCACTATCATTATAAGAAGGCGAACCACTAGAAGCGCTCGAAGAAGCACTCGAAGAAGCGCCCGATGTACTTGTTTTTGTTGTTTCATTTTTGGACACTTTAATTCCGTCTTTATTATAATCGTCTACATAGGCTTTTAAGTTTTCGCCAAAGCGTGTTTTAATTACTGTTAAACTCATGTTCATAACAGAACCACCACTAATAGAGAAAGAGCGTTTTTTCACGAAGTAATGACCCGACAAGTATTTGCCAAACCCCATTAAACGTACAGTAGAAGCTAACCCAACTTTCATTGTATGGTTATAAGGTCTTAATGATAACTCCCCTACTAAGTTTCTAAACTCTACTTTCTTATTATTTTTACTAGCTTTCGCCCCGCTATTTGTTTTACCACTATCAGTACTGTCAGGAGATAAATCTATTGCGTTCCCACTTTTTTCTCCAACACCATTATTTGAAGTTTTAACTTCAGTATCAGGTTTTTTGTTTGATACATACTGACTATCAGTCTTTTTTGCTTCGGCTACTAATTCTTGTGTAACTTCCGCATATGAATGTTTCTTATAGTCCATTAAATACTACTCCCTAGCTACTGAACGTGCCGTCGCCTGTATAAATTACTTCTCCCTCTTCAACCTCATTAGAAGTTTCGGTGGAAGTAGTAGTTTCAGAAGCGGAACTATCTTCGGTACTTGCACTATTACTAATAGTAGCAGTTTCAGTACCTTTAGTAGCTTTGTTTACATTACTAGATTCAGATTTTGATTGTCTACTTTCTTTGTTTAATTGTGGTGAGAATGAAATAATATCATATGGAGTTTCACCATATTCTAATTGTACCGCATTTTTCTTATCAATAAAACCTTCTATTACGTAGTACATCGTAGACTTGCCGTCTTTCTCTGTAACTAAATTGGCGACAAATAAATCTAATTCATCACCCGCCAATTCTTTCAAGAATTCCAAGTCAGTTTTATTGTTTTGTGTAATAGAAGATTGAACAGGGAAGGGATAACTAGGCTCAACATAACATTGCCACCCATATTCTTTACAAATTTCTTGTACAACTTGCGCGGAAGTTTTATTAGACCAACTACGCTTTTTCTTCTCTTTATTGGCTCTGTGCGTTTCATCCATGCAATGTAATTCCATGACAGGCTCAAAGCTTTCAGTAAATTTTATATCGATAGCAGAAATAAAACCGCTGAAATAGTAAACACATTCTTCTGTATCATGTAATACAACACTACAGATTAAGGGTGCTTCTTTTACGATAATATCATCTTCAATAAACCTCCCCTCAATGTCTTTGATTGTGATTGTTATCGAATCAGGAACACCTACTTCTAAATCTACTGAAATGTCTGTTACTTGTGATAACATTTCCCCGCCCATTTGTTTATTATTGATAGTTAAACCAAAGGCGCAACGAATAATATCGTTTGGTTGCTTATATTTTTCGGCTAAAGCTTTAACTACTGTTTTTTGGTCTGTAACGGCTTTCTTGTCTTTTCTAAAAGGCGCACCAAATTGTTCTTTTAGGTTTTGCCCTTGTTGTTTAAAACCATTAATTTCGCCATTCAGCATAGTTAAATATTCTTTAGATTTTTTATAGGCTTCTTTGGATAATGCGTCTTTCGCCTTTGTAATTCCGCCCATATTTTTTAAAGGGTTCATCTATTAACTACCTCACGTTTCGTTGGTATCGCTAGTACTGTACCATATTCAATCTCTATTTCAGATTCAAAAGAAGGGTTAGCGTCTAATATAGACCACCAAAGACTAGCGTCACCATAATACTTATACGCTAACCCGTCTAAAGTATCTCCCTCTTTAAATGTGTAATACTCTAAAACAGTTTCGGGAGAGAAGTCTTCTCTTTGAGATAAGAAAGGGGTACCTTCTTTAGTATATAAAATTTCACAGTCTTTGTAGCGCGAATTATTGTAAATCATATACTAACTCCCCCAACTTTTGTAAAACTTAGTGTGAACCTAGATTGTGTAGGGTTCATGTACTTATCCCACATTTCATGTTTTACTTCATAACTATTTAAAACCACTTTGAAAGCGTCACTACCTAAAACATACAACGCTTCGCTAGGTTTCTTAAAAGCGTTTGTATTATTTTCTGCGGGAAGTAATGTTTCAAAAAATTTTTCATAACTTTTTATTTTACCAGTACTAGGGTTATCATACATAAATAACTCTAAAGAGAATGTTTTCTCCCCGCCATTTACAAAATAAAAAGTCGGGTACTGCATACCTGGTGCTTTTATACTGCTATATTCAGCACTACGGGAATATTTAACCTCTTCAGGGTTAAATTGAAAATACATTGTTGTTGAAGTTTCAAGATTAGTTAAAGAGCCTTTTATCAACGCACCTGTACCTTTGGGGTGCAAGAACACCCCATTTAGTACATTTTTGAAATTTAAAATTCCTAATTGATTTTTAAGGCTACGAACAGAGGACTTTACATTGCCAACGTTTACCATTGCGCTTTGTACACTACTTAAAAAGTTAAACATAATTACCTCTTCATCATATCGCGAATTTCTGCTTTTCGTTCAGCTTGTGCCATAACTTCTCTAGCTACTGCGTAAGGGTCTTGATTAGGTGTAGCATAGATAACAATAGAGCCTTCACCGAAGATAACTCTATTATCGCTACTATCAATAGTAGTACTTTCTCCGCCCGAATTTTGGCGGGAGATAGATTTAGCAACATTACTAAAACCACTATTTAAAGTGGAAGTAGTTCTATTGTAATCAATAGCACTTTGGTTATCTGTATCATTACCAATCAAGCCTAACATTTGCCCCGCGGTTTTCCACAAGCCAATAGCATTTTGAGAGTTATCAATAGGTACTACAACTTCAGGATAACCCGCTTCGCCTACTAAGGCGGGAGTAGGTTTAGTGATAACACCACCATTAGCAAGTGCAATCATATCACCAGAAGCTTGCATAGCGGAAGAATCTCCGCCCTTAATAAAGTTAACTACTGCGTCTATTGGGTGAGATAGTGTTTCTTTAATGCTATTCCATACACTAGATACATAATCATAAATGCTTGACATAATACTTGTTACGGAAGCATATAAATTATCAAATGTAGCTATAGCACTATCAATAGCACTAGAGATAAAGCCTGTTATAGCTTCCCAAACACTTTGACATAATGCACTAATAGCATTAAAGCCTTCACCAACCAATGTACAGAACGCGTTAAAGCCTTCTAAAATAGATTGCCATACTCCGTCAAAGAACGCACAAAGTTCATCCCAATAAGTAACAATCAAGGCAATTAAGCCAACAATTAAGGCTACTACTACTCCTACTATCCAAACAGGAACACTTAAAACAGTAGCTATTGCGCCTATAGCAATAAAGAGTACACGCGCTAAAGTCATACCCGCGGACATAATAACACGGAAGACAGGAGCAATAAATTTGAGTACACCCCAAAGTGCTTTAGCTACAGTTACTAATGGCTTCATAACAGACCATAATAACTTAAATGCTACGGAAGCCATAATAGCTATAGAAGCTACATTTCCCCATGCTTCAGCTTGCTCATTTGTAATATTTACTAAACCTGCATTTACTTGTGTTTGCCCGTCTTTTTCTGTAGGGTTAGCGTTCATGTTATCTTTGTTATGGTCTGCGTCACGAATACCTAAAAACTTCTTGAAGTTTGCATACTTTGTATTCAAATCATCAAACCATTTTAAGGTTTCTTGTATGCCTGTTTTGATACCATTAACAAATGCTTGTGCTACCCTACTTGCTTCTGCCCAAGTGGCTAAGAATTCGAGCATACCATATTGTTTAGCTAAGTTAAAATTCTTTTTAGAAAGTTTCCCGTCAAGGAAGTCTACTAAGATATTGAATATATCAACTAACCTAGTCAAAACACTTTCAGTAAAATCTCTTAACCCGCCAAAATTAGTTCGCCAAGCTAAGTAAACTAAACCTGCTAAAGCTATGAAAGGAGCCATACTTAATGTAGTTGCCAAAATACTTCTAGCAACTGCCATAAAGCCAATTCTCATAGCAGTCAATAATCTAGTAGTACCTACTGCGGACATCATGAAGGAAGAATACGCGGAAGAAAGTTTTAGGAATAAGCCATATAACATAATACCACTCCCAACTACTGTTAAGAGAGTTCCAAAAGCAGTTACAAGCTTCATAATTCCGCCAATTAATTCAGGGTATTCACGAGATAAATCGCGATATGTTTCAACTAAAGATTTTAATACTTTAACTAGAACCCCTACAGGAGCAAGTATCATAGTGATACCTTCAGCAATAGGGCTAGCCATATTCTTAAAATCTTCATTTGTTAAGTTATTAATTACATCAAAGAATTCTTTTAAATAGCCTTTAGCAGTATCAAATACACCTGAATTAGCAATATTGGTTTTAAAAGCTTCCCAAGAATCTTCTAAGTTACTCATCATTTGAGTCCAAGAGCCATTCATCTTTTCGGTAAAGCCTGATACCCCTAAGCCATTTACTGCTATAGCAATTTTTTCGCCAATATCTTTACCCTGCTTCATTCTAGCAATTACATCATTCGGCAAGTCAAAGATTTGTTGAATAGATTGATAGTTGCCACCTGCTAAGTTACGTAAAGCACTTTGAATACGGAACACAGGAACATCAGGTCGAGAAGCGGAGAAGTCAGTAATAAATTTTAATAAGCCTTGCATACCACCATTAGCAGTAGCATACATTTTTTGTACATCAGCGCCAATAGGTTTAAGGGTCTGCATCATACCGATAACATCACCTAAAGCCATAGGAGATTCGGCAGCGAATTTTTGCGCCCATAAATATGCTTCTTTACCTTTTTCAGCAGAGCCGTACAAAGTAGATAACATACTCATTTGGTTTTCTAGCGTTGCCCCCGCTTGTACAGAAGCTTTAGCCATACCTATAAAAGGCGCGGTAAGAGAAGCACCTAAAGCGGTAGTTGCTCCACCTATCCCCATTAAAAGAGAAGGGAGTTTAGAAAGTTTCCCTTCTAAATCTCCCAACGTTCCCCCTGTTTTAGTGAACTCATCTTGAAGTTTATCTAGGTTACCCATAATACTATTCATAGCGCCCGAAACATTATCGGTTAAGCTAAGGACAATACCTAACCCGAAATTCTCCATAAATTCACCTCAACTTTCATTATTTAATCATTTGGTTTATATGTCGATTTAGATTGCAACGCTTCATAATGACCTTGTGCAATAACTAAATTTCTATACATTTTTCTTTTTCGTATACTCATAGACATTATTTTATCTTCATGCCAATGGTATACATAAGATAAAGTATGCACATCTCCATACAAACCCATAAGGGAAGATTCCCCTATGAGTAAGTTAGCAGGAAATGTGTCTATTGAAAACTTATGGAACTATCCTCAAATTTAGATTTATATTCAGTTCCGCATTTTTCACAATAAACTTCGGTGTTGTAATCAAAGCCGTAATCATTCATAGATTTATTTAAGTCCGTCAAAATATTTCTATCTCTAATGCTTAAATTTCTAATCATGTCTTCAGTTACAACTTTCAACCCGTCAAATTTACAAAGGCGGGTCAACATTAAAGTTTTGGCTTTACCCATATTTTGTTTATATAGAGGTAACAATACTTCTCTATCAACTCCCGTTGGTAAACGTAAAGTACCTTCTTTATAAGCATTGCCGTTTTTATCAATAATGCCTGTATGAAGAGTAAATGTAGCAGTATGACTATTATCACCACCATATGGTTTGATTTCTAATTCACTTAAAGGAACAGATGTTTTAATGCCTGCACCACATTCAGGGCAAGTAGAAGTTAAAACAATATCATTTCCAAAGGATAAGCGTCTAATCATTAAAATAGCGTAATCTGCATCAGGTACAGGAATGTTGCGAACCAATTCCCGCCATTTATCTACACCTATAGTCTGTGGAGTAAGATTGCCAATTCGTACAATACAACGTTCTAGCAACTTATTAATAGACCTTGCTTCATTCATATTTTTACGGGAGTTCACTTGTAAACTTTCTTCATCTGCACCCGTCATTTCACGAATTTCAAAATCTTTGAGTACTTCATCACTATCAGGCACTTTAACACCTGCAAAGAATCGGTACTCTGTTTCAAATTCCTCTTCAGCGTCAACGTGTTTTAGCACATCATCAACTACTGTTTCTTCGTCTTGCATATTTAGCACTTTATTTTCTGCCATAATTTCTTCTCCTTGTTACCGCATTATTGAGTAGTACTTAATTAGTCGATTAAATATTCGTATTGGATAGTCATTTTTTCAACGGCTACATCATTAGAGCCCGCGTCTAAATCAGAGCCTTCCCATTTAGAAATCCATGCTTCAGCTAATTTATAAGTACGTTTTGTTTCACCGAATTTATTTTTAACTTCGATGATAATTGTTTGGCGCATATTAGGGTTATTAAGAGATTGACGGAAGGTCATTTCCATATCTCTATCAGCGAAAGAGCCACGTTCAGCAGTTACTTCATTAAATTTAGCTTTACCACCTAATTTATGGGTGTATTCGTACCCGCCTTCGTTGTACTCTGTAACACCTGTTTCTTCAGATAAGCCACTAATTTTAGTAAAGCCTGCGCCACTAGGCATACCTGCAACAGTCATAGTAAATTTATACTTTTGCAATGGGTCATCATATACAGAGCGACTAGCAGATACCTTTAAAGAAAGCATATCTTTTAATTTTTTCAACATAGTCAATTAGTTCCTTTCTTATTTATCAGACGGAATACGATTTTCTAAGCGAATAACGATAAATTCGGCAGGGGAAGCATAAGCATATTTAACTTCGGTAATACAAATACCTCTACGTGTTACATCTTCAGTATTTAATTCCGCGTCACATTTTACACGATATGCTTCTTTTGCAGTTTCGCCTTTCAAACCACCCATTCGCCATACAAAGTCTAAGAAAGATTCACAAGATACTGTAATTTTCTTCCAAAGGTCTTCTTTGTTTGGTTCAAATACTAAAGGCTCAATACCTTCATTTAAAGATTTACGTAAGAAAATGTCCATCATATTGGCAGATACATATTTAAAGTTAGAATCTTGGTTAAGAGTTCTAGCACCCCAAATAATATTACCATAGTTAGGTTTATTAACTAAAGATACGATACTTGCAGGGTTCATTAAATCTGTATCAGCACGATTAGGAGTGTAATCTAAGGAGATAGCACCTTGAATTACATAGGAAGTACCCGCAGGGTCTTTCCATGGGCCTACATCTGTTTGTGTTTTAGCAAGCCAACCACAATAAGCGCCACTAGAAGGAATAGCACGAAGTTTACCATTAACTGTAGATAATGGGTCTGTTACATTGTGCCAAGAAGATACCAATACACATCGACCTTGCAATTTTTTGCGGAGTTGAATAAGTTTGTCAGCGTCATAGCCTTTAGGAGCGTCAAGTACACCGAATTTCAATCGGTCTTTAGATAAATAAGCAGTAATGTTTTTCAACATAGCTTCAGTAGTAGCACCGGGAACGGCGAAGATTGTTACATCATCTACTTTATCTACTTTTTCAAACGCTTTTACATAGTCAGCGTCTACAGGGTCATTACCATTTGCCCCGCCTGTTAAAGTAGTTTCAGAAGTTACTGCAATAGTACCACTCAATACTTTAATGATTTTAGAGTAGGTATTAATGTAATCAATGAAGTAGTTTTCATCTGTATCATTAGCACCCAAATATTGATGATATTCTTCACTTTGACCGCAAATTACTGTTACGTCAAATTTAGTAGGGTCGAATGTGTTAGAAGTAACAGTTACTTTAATTTGATTACCCCAATCGCCTACAGAAGTTGCAGATACTTTCATAGTGCCTACATCACCAGTAGCTTTTTTCGCGCCTTCGCCTACAACGCGCAAGAAGCGGAGTTGAGAACCACCATTCAAGAAGAAAGAGTAAACTGCGTAAGCAAGGTCACTTGTCTTCATAAAAGGTGTTTTTTGACCTAAAGACACAGCTTGTTGGAACGCGTTCCAAGAAGTGTACAAAGTAGGGAAGTCAGAATCACCTACTAAAGATTCGCCTACAAAGCAAGCAACGGAAGTACTTGCAGAAGGGATAGTTAAAAGGGAGCTTACATTTTCATAGTAAACACCAGGAGTTGTGTTATAAGTTGGCATTATTATTCTTCTCCTTCTTTCTTAACACGGGACTTTTTAGGTTTAACCTCTTCCGCCTGATTTTCTTCTACTGGTTCTTCCGCGGGAGTAGGTTCAACCTCTTCTACTAAAACAAAGCCACGTTCAATACCTACTTGTAAAGAATCGTGGATAGAAGCAGTTTCAACTTCGACAGTTGCATAAGCATTTACGCGAATAGTAAAAGGTTCACCCTCTTTACTAATTCCCGTAAAAAATTGTCTGCAACCTTCAATGTCAGTAATGTGTAATTTAATCATCATTTACCGCCTTATCAATAACAATCTGTGTATGTGTTTCAAAGTCTGTAACCATAGGGTCTGTAATTTGAACGTGTTCGTTAATTCTGCCATAAGCATTAAATACATAAATGGAACGGAAGATACGAGTACTACCTTCTACTTCATCTTGTCTTTTATCATCTAGCTTAAAATTAACTAACACACTTTCATCTTCCCCGTCATTATTTTTTACGGGAATAACCAAATTACGTTGTCTATAGCTAAGGAATTTGATAACCATAAAATCTAGGTCATTCTGTGATTTAGTTCTAAACTCCATTTGAATTTCTAAAGTGTAGGGAAGACCTACTCTTTCTGATACAACTGTTTTGTTATCATCATCGCGAGAAATAAGAATATCACTAGTTATTTGTTGTCTAACAATATCATATTTACTACCTGTTAGTTGAACGATAACACTTTTATCATATTCAGTCTTAAAATCTTCATCAGGTTTCCTAACAATCACAGGAATTTCTTCGCCAAAAATTTTTGGAATTAATTCTTTTAGACCTTTAACAATATTTTTATAATAAATAGTTCCGTGCTTCATCTTTTAACCTTTCGTAAAAAACTCTACAACGGCTTTTTGAATAGCTGATTTTATGCTACTGCGTTTTTCTTCCCAACTAGGTCGAATTAAAGGGCGGGCAGGTTGACGAGCAGTACCATATTCCATGTAGTTCATGATGTTAGATAACGATTCACCATTTTTAGGTGACTTGCCGTCTTTTACTTTAACACCCACAGAATAATAGGTATCACTACTACTAATTTTAGTTGTAGTTATACTGTTTCGTAAAGTGCCTGTATCAACGTATATAGTAGAATTACCATGCTTTAATCGGATTGTATTTTTAGATAAAGGACTCCAACCTAAATCTTGTCGGTCAATATGTCCTTGAATAGTCTTCTGTAAAACTTTAGCCTGTTCATCTACTGCGCTTGTCAGTTCTTTAACATTTCTACGGCTTAAATTTTTCTTCAGTCTATTCCAATCACCAGTAAATTTTACATTACTCATTGAAACAACACTTCTTTCTCAACTCTACCCAATCTTCAGCTTCAGAGCATTTAAAAGAAATTGCCCGTGGAATATCCATAACATAGGAAGAATATTCTAAAGAATCAACTTTGTAGGCAAACCCATTATTTACAATAATACATTGAGATAAAATTCTGAAAGCTTCAGCGCTATCATATTCAACCTCATTTAGTTTAAACTCTACAATCGGTACAATAACTGTTACATTATCGCGCCAAATATCTTCTTTACTTCCCGCACTAACATTTATACGTACTTTACCCGTAACACGAATTCTATTATCGTACACTTTTTTAGAAGCTTCTTGATATACATCATCAACTTCCGTTTTTTCTTCATTTAGAAAATAGATGATTAAATCATCACTAGCTAATTCGCGGAAGATATAGTCCATATCTCTATGAAAAATATCTTTGATATAGCTACTCATGGTAAATCACCTACATTCACTTCAGTTGAAGGTGTATCTGTAATAGTGAAGGTTATCTCATCACTACCATATCTACCACTTCGTGTTACAACTTCTACGGCGCATTTATATTCGCCCGCACTAAGACCTCTTAAAGCACAGTCTTTATTCATCTTATCTCCGATTTCGATGATTAATTTTGCTTTATCGTTGATAGTCCTAACAAAATGAGTTTCTGTATCGGTGTAAGTATCAATCAACTTCTCCCCGTCAACTTTTTTCATCAGGTAAACTCTATAACAACGGAAGTCCATAGGGTTAAATCTATATGTATTCCAAGAAATAAACGCGGTATTAGGACTTGTGCTATCTAAGGATAATAACAAACGAGGGGGAACACTAACCAACGAATTATACTTCGTCATATACCTATTAGATATAGTTACATCTAATGTGGTAAGTGTTCCCCCTGTTTCTGCTAAGTTTCCGTTTGCGTCTGTTCCGCCACTATTGCTATTACCGCCTATTAGGTCTTTATTTTTTATATAGTTTTCATACTCAGATTGAGCCTGTTCCGCTAACTTATTATAATGTTCAAAGCGTTGCGAGATAGATATACTTCCTGCGTCACTTGCTGAAATATCATAAAAAGGCGCGGTAGATACGGCTAACTTTCTAAGTAAGTCGATTCTAGCTAGTAACAGAACCTCATACATAATAGATTTAGGCATTTTCTCCGCCGTATATTGCGGATATGTACGCATTAAAACCATTTCTAAATACATTTTGAAGTCTTCATCATCTAATAAAAGAAATTCCTCATCTTCAAAACGCTTATAATCGGTTGAAAAAGTTCCCTTAAAATATTTAAGGACTTCTTCTAAATTTGCGTATGCCATAGTGAAATACCTATTACATTACTTCTAGCAAGCCTGCACTAGCAAGAATTTGTTTAACATTAGAAGGAACATTGATTTCTTTGCCCGCTTCTAAGTTATACCATACACCGCCAATACAGCAAGAATGGTCTTTTCGTACTTTCACTTTTACATTTTTTACAGAAGATTGAACAGTAACTTCTACAGGAGAATCAGCGGAAGTAACTTCTTCCGCTTTTTTCTCTTCATCAGCTACCATTACTAATTCTTCAGTTGGTTCTTCTGTAGATACCTCTTCTTCAGGAGTAACTACTTCTTCAACTACTTCAGCATTTTTCTTTGGTCTAGCCATTAGTAATGTACCTCTTTATTTAAAACTAAAATTATGCAGTTTCGATTACTACACCATATTCATCGTTCAATTTAGCTACGCCAAACAAGGAGTACCATGCAAGGGAGCGACGGCGACCGAAGTCTTCAACACCATTATCACGAATTTCTACAGGAAGAGCAGTAGCCAAGCCATAGTAAGATTGACCGAAGATAACTGCTTTATAAATGTTTGTTTGGTTGCCACTAGCGCCTGTTTTCAAGTCTGCGTCATAAGCAGGGTCAGTTTGTGCACAAGCACCATTTTTCATCAAAGTAGTTTCGATGAAGATAGTATCATCAATTCGACCGATTTCGCCTGTGAATAATTGGTCTGGAGCGCCATAGTTGGAAGCGTTAATCCATGCATTATCGTCACGAAGACCACGAGATTGGTGAGGGTGAACGAAGCATACCCAGTTAGCACCACCTACTTTAGGAGCATTGTTTGTGGACAAAATTTCTACTGCGTCTTTAATAGTAGATACTTTCAAAGTGTTAGTAGAAGCTAAACCTGCGCGGTTAGCTACTTTACCAGCATATACAACGTTTGTACCTGTTAAAGCTACATCACGAAGTTCACAATCAAGAACCAACGCATAGTCACGACCCAACAAAGTGGACACACGAGCCATAGTATCATCATAGGAAGTGCGAAGCAATTTTTCAGTTACTGCTACTGCATTACCATATTCAGTTACTTTAACTTCTTTCAAAGAACCTGTGATAGCTTGTGTAGTCATATCAACGTTCTCTGTCAATTTACCACCTTGTTTAAGGTTGTTGTAAGTAAGCATTTGAATTGTTTCGCCCGCTTCTTTTGTCAAATCATCTTGGACATCGGCGAATTGGAAGAATCGAAGGTTAGGCATAGCCTTAAAAGCAACTTCTTTAGACCAAACATTCAAATTTTTAAGTTGAGTAGCACTTGTAGTGGTAGTTACATCACCAAAAGTTTGTAGATTAAATGCAAATGTAGACATTGAGTAAAAATTCCTTTCTCAAAAATAATTAGTTTTTAAGTGCTTTCTTGCGCCATTCTGCGTAAGCTTTAGGGTCACGCATAGGGTCAAGAGTTTTGACAACCTCTTCACTTAACAATTCATCATTATTAGAATCGTTGTTAGGGTTTGGAGCAGGTGGTTTTTTACCGCCTTCTTTGTCAGTATCTTTTTTGTCTTCAGCTAAAGATTCTAATGTTACTGCCTTAATACCCAAATCGGCGCGAATTTTATTAGATTCTTCAACTGCTTTCTTAACGCTTTCATCTACTTCTTCTTTAGTAGACCCTGTTACAGTATCTTTTAGGTGGTTCAAAATAACCTTATCATATTTGGCTTTTTCAGTTTTTACATAGTCTTTGATTTCATATTCCGCTTCGATTTTTTCGCGAATTACTTTCTCATCAACTTGGTTAGATTCCAATTCTTCTTTTTCTTTCTTAACAGTTTCAAGTTCAGATTTCAAAATTTCAATTTTTGCTTCTAACTCTTTAACTGCTTCATCATTACCATTTTTAGAATCTGCTTTAAACTGTTCTAAGGCTTTCTCTGCTTCCGCTTTTTCTAATAACAATTTATTGTTATTTTCGGTAAGCATTTTAGCCTGAGATTTCAAGCCTTCAATTTCGCCGTAAAGTTTTTGTTTTTCTTCTTTACGCGCTTTAGCGATGAGTTCTTCATAATTGATAGGTGGTGTTTTACTACCTTCATTATCATTATTACCCTCATCTGCGAATACTGTTACAGTACCACTAATCATGTTAAAAATTCGTTCTGCTAATTTGTTTCCGCGAAGTTTGCTCATTACAATTTCTCCTTAATTAAATTATATTAATTCAATAACATAATACCATTAATGAAAGTATTATGTAAATATTATTTAGTATTACTAATTTTTGCCACCTAAAGGTCTGCCTTTAGTTCCGCCAAAATCAAATTCGTCTTTTATTTTAGGAATTTTCGCTTCAGGTTCGCCATTAGTAAAACCACTATTAGTAGATACTAAAGGTTTATTACCATTACTATTCATTTCCCTGCTATTTTCTGTCATAGTGTCTGTAGAAAATTCAGGATATTCTTTATTCTCTTCTTTGATTTCTTCAAGAACTTTTTCAGCGTTTTCTTCACCCAACATTTCAAGCGCGCGTTTTCTTGTAGTCAAACCTAAACGCAACTCATATTCAATTTGTTGTAATAAAGACATTTCATCTTTAGGGAGTGTATCTTTAGTTTCAACACTTGTGAAATAATATTCCGCATTTGTAACATTGGTGGGTTTTTCAATTAAACCTTCTTTAGTAGAAATATAGATAATCATCTTATTTAGATTTTCTAACCCTTTTTTAGTTAAAGGTGTTTTTGTTTTATTCTTTTCTACTAAAGGTAAGTTAGCATATTGAAGAGCAACACCACTTGTGTTACTGATATTTGTTGCCCCGCCCAATAAACTTTCAGGCAAACCGCCAATTTCAATCATCGCTTGCTTCAACTCTTTAGCGAATGTATTGGAAGCGGTTAAATCTGTATTCATGGTTAAGTTTTCTACACTAGCAGTTGTAGGCAAACCGCCCCATACTTTATTAGCGCCTTTTTCTAGTGCGCCAATTTTAGCACCTTTAACAATCGTTACAGGGGAAGCGTGATAATCAATGATTTCAGAAATATCAGAAGCCTTCCGATTGATTTCAATATTGATTGGAATTAAATCTTCAATATCACTCTGACCTACATTACTAGCAGATAAACTCACATTACGAATACAAACAAAAGGAATAATATTATACTTGTTTGGATATACTGTTTCTACCCCATCATCAATTACTCTGACAATATCTTTAGTCCAAATTTGTTTGTATACTGCTTGCTTTGTACTTGTACTACCTGTCACAGGGTTCATAATTTGTTTGTTATACAAATATGTAACCATAACGCTTTTTAGTATATCTCTTCTATGGTCTTCATAGGTAGGATATACACACCCTGTAGGTTGAAGCAGTAATTGAATTTTTCCTGTATCGTTTTCTTCGTAAGGGTCTTCGATTTCATCAGCATTTAAAAAATCTACTAATATCCATGCTTCGCCTGTTACACTTTTCATCTGACCTAAATCTAACAAAAATTCACCACCGCCATTATTTTCATATACTTTGCGGAGATATTCAGTCATATCTAGTTTTTCATTTTTATCTACAATTTCGCCTTTGAGTTTTTCATGAGATAAAATTCTAACCCCATTACCTAACTCAAAAGATACAAAGCGGTTAATAAATGCTCGAACATAGTTCAAAGTCATTTGTACCCCGTCTGTTTCAGGAAGTTCTTCCCAATGGAAGCCTTCATAGAAATTCCATGCTCTACGAATACGCTCCCGTCTTATAGCCTGTTCGGGTGATAAAGCTAACATATCAGTAGCAGTTTTTGTGTTTATAGAATCGTTAAAAGTTAATCTTCTTTCATAACCTAACATTAATGTCTTCTCCTTTTAGCAGTTGCACGATTAAACTTCATTTGTGGAGTTTCGTTTCGTCTATTAGGACTACCAAATAGACTTCTACTATCTCTACATTCAATTTCACTAACTTCCCCTTTTTGCATACAACCCCATACTGCAAGCGCCCAACTATCAGGATAATCATCGTGCGCACCTCTAGTTTCAGGGTGTGATACAAGTAAGTTAGTTCCCCGCCAATTTTTTTGTAGGTCGGCTAATTGTTGTACACATTTTTCATATTCAACAGTACCTTTAGCCTTTTCACTCGCGGGAAGTTTTGCTCTGCCACTCGATAATTCTTTATCAAAAGTTTTATAGAGGTCGGACTTAGCACCTACAGTAAACACATAAGGAATAACTTCAGCGGACACATTAGCATTTAACCTGTCAGCAAAAGACTTTTCTCTTGTAGCGTCTACCACAATTCTTGCTACTTTAAAATTCCTCAAAAATTCGGTAATGATGTAGTACTGCTCTTCATGGTCGGGTACTTCTTTAATCTCTAAAAAATATTTAACGTAAGTATTGAACGCGTCAAATGTATATTCATGACCTTCATCTTCGTCATATCTTGTTTCAGAGATTACAGGCATATCCCAATCTACTTCAACTACAGTAACAACAGTACTATCTCCGCCACTACCCCCGCCAATATCTATCCCAACTACATGAGTTGCTTCTCTATCGAAGTCGATAAAGTCCATTAAAGGTTCTAAGTTATTCTTCTCGAATTTATCAATGTCTATGAACATACCACGTTCCATTATCCATTCAAGTTTATAACTCATTCTGAATGAATCAGAATTTTCACCTAAATTGCGCTTTTCTTTTTCGATATATTTTGCGTAGTTAGGGTTGTATTTACTAGCTATAGTATAATCAAATTCAAAATGATTTTTGATATGACTACTTCTATTCTTAGCTAATTCCTTATTACGTTGGATAGCGTCATAGAAATAACCTTTAAATACTGTAGCAGTACCAATACAAACTTTCGTTGCATTATAGGCGGCACCCATAGGTGATATAGATTTAGTTAGTACAAAGTTAGATATATCCTGACATTCCTCGCATATGATGAAATTAAAGGATTCCCCTTCAATATTACTTCTTTCTGAAGCGGAGAAGCAAGTACATCTACTACCATTACTTAAACTTGTAGTCTGTCCATTACTTGTACTAAATTGAAGGTTAAATTCTTCACTTTCTAAAATAGATACAGCGCGTTTTGAAGTTAAGAACCCCTTCATACGCATATAGTTTGTCTGTGCTTGTTGTAAAGCAGGGGCAAAGATACCTATTTTAATACCCTCTCTAAATGGTTGTAATCTTGGGTCATTAGCGAACATAGGCATATTAGCTAAAGTAGGTAAAATAACTTGAAGACCACAAGTCACGCAAGCTACTGTTTCTGTATTATGTGTGACTGTAAAATCACCTAACACAAATAGTCTGTCTTTACTATCTATAGTAAACCCAAAATATTCTCCCCGCCCTTTTTCTTTCAATTTAATATGATATATTAAATCTCCCCTTCTACAATTTCCACTTGGGTTTTGTTTTGTCTTAGTAGGAATACAAGAAAAATCGCCTGAAGCATGAATTCGATAGTTTATTTTATACCCGTCTTTTGCGTGTACATTCTTTATTTTAATAGGTCTTAAAAATGCTCTGAAACCCAAAGACTTTAATAAGAATAAATAGTCTTCTGCTATGATAGGGTTCACGTTACATATTGCTACCGAATTTCTTCTTCTCTTGTCATTTAAGTTAAAATGCCCGCAAGCGTCTAATATTCCCGCCAATAAATCTTGGCGCGCTATTTCATCATTTATTAGATATTGCTTATCTAATCGCAAGTCCATAGGGTCATATAAGCCTTCAGTAGAAGCAATTCGATACCCATATTTATAAGGGTCTTCGTCTGTTTCTTGATACTTGAATTCAATTCTTGCCCTATAACCGCATAATTGTTTCTTTCTACTTTCAGAAAGTTTTAAATACTTAGACACTTCCATGTTTAAATACTGCCCTGTTTTAGTATCATACAAGGCTAGTATATGTGACTTATTAACAGTATAAGTACTTTCATACTTCCCCTGATATGGTTGTACTTCATACATTTCTTCAAAGCCATGACCTAAGTTTGTTACGGTAGCGTATGAACTATCAGGAGTCATAACTTTATCCCCGATTTTTATGTCTTCAACATTCTTTAAAGACCCGTCATACATTAAAACTTTAGTGCCTTTAGCTAAACACTTACCTGATTGACGGCTAAATAAAGCGGTTATTTCTTCCCCGTCATTTTCAATAACAGACCTAATAATTCTTCGCGCGAACTGTTCTTGATAAGGATATAATTCTCTCCCGCTAAAGAATAGGCAGAATTGGTATACCTTATCTACTAATACGGCAGTACTTAAACGCTTCTTTACATCAGCATATACTTTTTTAGACCCGATTTTTTCAAGCCATTTATTGATAGGCTTAATGTCTTTACTGTGATAAACACCTAGAAGAGATAATATCTCCCGTCTATGAAGTCCCTTCAAAATGATTTCTCCTTGTTTATAAACAAAAAAATAATAGCTATATTTCTATAGCTATTATTGTACCATATTTATATTAGATATTCACTAGCGTTTCCCAAGTACATTCTTCAGCGCTTTTATCTGTGCGGTAACGAACGAATCTAGGGTGACGAATTCGACCCGTATCATTAAATATCTCATTGCCCTTTACTTCAATGACACTACCCAATATATCGTCTTTATGTCTTGTCATAAAAGCGCGGTCTTCTTCTGTGATACCTTCACATTCGCCAACTTTTACAACAATCATATCATTCATAACTAGAATATCAAATTTCTTTTTACCCTTACTTTTCTTTTCTAACTCTTTCAATTCTTTGGCTTTATCTTCAGTAATTACTACCCCATACTCAATACCACCAATTTGTTTATTGAAATAGTTTTTAGTAACGGGTATAAACCCCATTTCTAAATAATGTGATGTATCATCTGAAGTTTTTGCGTAGTGCATTACTCCTGATGTTTCTTCAATAAAATATTCCCAATAGCCTTTAGGGAATTTCCCGCCATATTCTTTAGTAGGTTCAGTAAACCCAATCACAATTACATCGCGGTCAATTTCTTTTTTAACTTTCTGATAGGCACGGGTGCGTTTATGCTCATAGATACTATTAGGGTCTTTCAACATAATACCTTCCCCGTTCAAAATTTTTGTGATGTAAATAAAATAAGCCTTGAAGGATAAATGCACTAAGACATTAAACCCTTTAAGATTACTAAATACGCAAAACTTTAATTCATGATATAACGTATTATCACTCAACCACCTAGCTTTATCTAGTACAGATTGATAACCTTGTTTGGTAAAGTACATTGTTACTTCTTCTTGATACCATGGGTTTACTACAACATAGTTATTACTGAGTTCTCTGACTGCTTCTTCTAAGTAACCTTTTCTTTCAATTAAAGGCATGGTGCGTAAATCTTTACCTTTATAAAAGAGAATATCAAAAGCATTGAATACAGGCTTACCAATCTCTTCTTGCTTACTGATACTTTCTTCAGGTAATGACAATACTACCGCGGAAGTTTCACTAAAAGGAACATTAGGGACTAATAACTCCCCGTCTAAAATTGTATTAGCTAATTCAGCCTTACCATAATCTCTGAAGTGTGGGAAGTTGTCAGTACGTTCACTATAAAAACCTGTCTTTAAAGATACGTTTCGTGAAAATAATCGGCAATGTGGATAGTTTACTTCTTTAGTGCTATCAAATATTCTAAGCTGAATTCTAACCCCGTCAAGTTTTCTTTCACAAATGACTGTATCATCTGTTAGTAAACTATCTAACTTATTCTCCATAACCTCTTTAGCAGTCATAGGCTCATAGCCAATTATCCCCGCTTTTTCATAATCTTCAGCGGTGTAGTGTTCAAACATGATTAACCTCTCTTGTTAGTTAAGTAATATAAAGTGGCTTGATATACTTTACCTAGTTCAGGGTCATTTTTATTTTCTTCATAAAAACGAATTAGTTTTTCAATAGTTAGATTTCCTGTAGGGGCGACTTTTTCTTTCGCCCCTACAATCTCTACATCATCATTCCACCCGTCAGTTTGTTTCTTCCCGCCTGTATAGGTAATGTCTTCAACTGTAAAACTTTCGTGCATAGTATACCTCATTTATCAAATTTTAAAGAAATATCTTGAAGGTCATTATAGAGTTCTTTGTTTTCAACCCATTCATAATCTTCAGGAGTATCTAAAGCCTTAAACAATGTTTCATTGATAGTCACTACAGAATAATACCCCGCTTCTTTATCTTTCATATTAACGTATGTACCAAAATCAATTAAAGCGGAATTTACCCCAACTGTTTCGCCGTCTACCCCTAAAAAGATATTCTTAACAAAGTTGCTAATGCAGACCATATGATAGTCACTATTAGGTGCGTTATTAATTAGTAGTCTATCAGGGATAACTTCAGATACTTCAAATACATACTTCCCATTTTTATGAGTGAGTACTTTATCTCCCGCAATTACTGTAACGGGTACAATCATTCGACCCATAACTGTTTCTTCGTCTTTCAATTCAGAATAGCTAGGTTCAATCTGTACATCACCACTCATCACTAATTTATTACTTTCAATAAACGGGAATAAAACAGGCTTATCAACCTTTTCTAAATCATCTGCAAAGGTTTTAGTGAATACGATTGAAGGCACTTGATACGCTTCTACTTTATTTACTCTGTAATATTCAGACCAAAATTCGCCATTGTTTGTCATTGTCTTTCTCTCCTTTGTTAAAGAAAGCGGGAGTTTTCTCCCGCTTTTATTTTCTACTCTGCTTCGTACTCTGTACCACATACGTTGCAACGATAGCCACCTTCGATTTCTTCTAGTGGAGCGCCACAACAATAAGGAACTTCATTGATGTTGTAAGGGTCACCACCTTCATCGTGGAATTCGCCTTCATCATCAATCAATAAAACCAATTTTTCTGTGTACATTTCTACTACGGCTTCATCTTCTACTTTTTTAGTAACGGCAATACCTACTTGTTTCAAGTATGCTACCATTTCTTTGCGGGTAATTTTGCCTTCTTCAAATTCTTCTTGTACTTGCTCTTCCATAGCTTCAATAGCTTTAGCACGTTCTTCAGTCATACCTAAATCTTCAGAAGTTTCTTCATCTGCTTCTTCTTCAGGCTCTACATCTTCAGAAGGTTCTTCGTCTTCTTCAAATTCAAACAACCCGTCTTTTACTGCTTGATAAATCTTCTCTACTAATGCTTCGCGCTTGCCTTTAGAGGATAAACCTAACTCTTCTAATGTTTCGCGCAATTCATCATCGGAAGCTTCATTTACATATTGCATAACCTTAGCATATGTTTCATCTTCTACTTCATCATCTTCCGCTTCTTCAGAATCTTCATCTTCTTCAGAATCTTCATTTTCTTCAATTTCAGGTTCTCCAGATTCTTCTTCAACTTCAGGCTCTTCAACCTCTTCATCTTCAGAATCTTCTTGATTGTCTAAAAATTCGCGAATTCGGTCTTCTACTTCAGCGCGTTTGCCTTTAGAATTCAAACCTAACTCTTCAGCGTATTCACGCAATTCTTTTAATTTCATAGAACCTAAATCTACTTCTTCTGTTTCAGGTTCTTCAACTGTAACCTCTTCTTCAGGTTCTACAGAAGGCGCTTCATTGTGAGGTTCTTCTTCGTGAATATCATTTGTAGTCCAATTTTTTGGCTCTACTTCAGATAAAGCTTCTACAACCGCTTCTTTTACGATTTGTTTTAATAACGTTTCAAAATTCATTGTCTTATGCTCCTTTGTTTTCTAGCACTAAATACTGTTTATACACATATTATACATAATACCTAATGTAAAGGCAAATCAAATTTTAACTTCCGTTTTTCTTGTTTTTCTGTATTAATCGCTTCTAGTATATCTAGTTTGTCTTTTAAATTAGCCATTAAGAATTCCATATCGTCAACTAATTCTTTCTCCGTTTTTGGTACTGCTTTATAGGCTTTATTCATTTCAATCATTAAAGATTTTACTAGATTGATACAACTTTTTACATTACCCAATGTTTCATTTTCAAATATCACTTTAAAATCTTCATCAGGTAACCGCAATAATTCATCTAAACTCTTATTCATATTTCTTTATCTTTCTGCATACATACACGATAGAAAATATCATACCTACAAACAATAAAGCAGATAGCATGATAAATGCTATTCCTAATATGATTGCTAATATATCTAATAACATCATTCGCCCCGCAATTTCTTTTGTAAATAACTACTATACCATGGAATAATTGCTAATACTGCTAAACTACCAATAAATAATACTAAGCTATTTTTATTGATTAAAAATAGTACTACGTTGATTAAACATATCACTAGTACAAGCATAACCAATATAGGTACCAGTATTTCTACAATTAAATTAGTGATTAATATAAATAATCGTTCAGCTATCTTGTACAGTAGTTTTAAGATATTGGTAATAACCTTTAGTATATTCTCCATGTTGTAACAACCCTTCTTTCTTTGCGTCTTCTAATGCTTCATGTAGCATATCATAAAATTGTTTATCGTGCATAACACCACGTTTTCGTTTATACCCTACCACATGGTTAAATTGATAGTAATGTATAAATTCATGGATAAACACGCTAAATAACCATTCATTCGTATACGTTTTCACTCGACCGCTTCGATATAAAATAATTTGATTCGGTTTATTTCTTCTATGTTTGTAAGCACCATACATAGTCACGCTTTTTGGTTTAATCAATACTTGTACATCACCCATGTTTACTTTAAACATTTCACCTAATAATGCTTTAAATACATTTATTAAAGCAAAATCATCAGCACCTTCAAAAGGGTTTACATTAACTGTTTTTACTTTCTTTCTTAAAATCATACTGCATATGTAAACGTGATAACACGATTACTTCCTTCCCGTGAAAATTCATACTCTACATTATACCCATTGTTGCGCATATCTTTTAAAGCAGGCTCTAAAATATCTCTTCGTACCAATGCAATATTTTTGCTATAGTACTCTAAGCTATACCCTAACTTTTCTAATAAATCAACTACATCAAGGGTAACAGGTTTTTCATAAAAATCTAAGCTATCTAATACAGATAATAATTTTCTACCTTTTAAAGTCTTAAACCCGCCGTGTATAAACGTGATACTATTTTTAGTAATATCAATTTTTGTAATGCTTTGGTTATAGACTACAGTATTACCATTAATGCTTTCGATAACGTGTAATACTTGATTACCTATTGTATAAAACAAAGACATTAATTTATCTGCTTTAAAGGTTTTAGGTAACTCATCTGCACTTAACCATTCTGATACTTCAGGACTAATAGGCAAACTAACTTTTTTATACATATACTACCTCTACATAATGCAATTTTGCATTTTAATGACTTCTTCTAAATACATAATATCTTCAGGTAACACATCACCTGCATACTTGAAAGTTAAACGTTCATATTGAATACCATTAATTGGGGTACTTTCATATACTACTTCCGCGTTTAATTTTTTGATAATCAATGTTTTACTTAAATTAGAAATAGCTACAGTATCTAACTTATGACCTTTGATAGGTTTTATTGCCATTTCTACTTTATTATAGAAAGGTGATACTAATTCGCTTTTTACCACTACGTTAAAACTTTCTCTGTTATAATCTAATTTTGTTGTCATGTCCGAATTCTCCTTTGCTAATGACATAAATTTTATATACTCATCATAACACACATTTACACACAATGCAAACCATTTACACACAACCTAAAATTTTCAAAAAATTGTAATATCACACACACACACATTCACACATAAAATACGAATCTCACAATACCTTAAAAATTTTCAAAAATTGTGACACTTCTGTACACATAAACACACATATAATCTAATACATGATTTATACCAAAAATTTTTCAAAAATTATAATACTTGACGCACTCACAGGCTCATTCCTGTTCTCATTTAAGGGTGGGGTGTTGATAATGGAGCGGTTAAGCACCTCTACCTCTCTACAAGGTCAAAACTACCGCGAATTTTTTATTTCAGAGTTATATATCTTCTCTCTACTCTCTACAACTAAATCAATTTATTTTCTCCCGCGTTTTTCTTTTCGGTTTCTTTCTCTTCTTCTCTTCTTCCTTCCCTATATTGTTATCTTTTTTTCTT